AGCGGGATCGACATTTTGTGCGGGTTAGAATGTCAATTAGGGGCAAACCCCTATGGCCTGTGCAAGTTTTTGCCAGTAACTGAATGTAGCTTCAATGTGACACTGGCTGTCAACGAAAGGAAAGAAGATGCCTGGTCCGGTACCTAAGCGTCCCGAAGAGCGCGTGCGCCGTCATGAGGACGTCGTACCTACAGATAAGGTAGAGGCGTTCGGGGAAGTAATTGTCCCACCGCTCAATCTACCGTTTGACCCTCACCCAATGGTGGTCGATTTCTACGACGGGCTAATTAACAGTGCTCAGGCTACGCTTTACGAGCCGAGTGACTGGGAGTATGCGCGCGTCGTATGTTTCATGCTGCAAACACTCGTGACCTCTAACAAGCCATCCTCTGAAATGTACAAGGCATGGCAGACTGCAACAAGTAATCTTCTCGTTACAGAGGGTGATCGCCGCCGTCTTCGCATTGAGATTGCACGCAAGGCCGTCACTGACAAGGTCGACGATGCCAGCGAGGCTCTCATTTTGCAGTTCAAGGAGCGCATGGAGGGTGCGATCAAGTCACGCGCTGAGGCATGAGTTGGAACACCTCGAATCGCCGTTCCCGACTTCCTGCTGATTGGTTCACGGCAATCAGGCCACACATCCTGGCCCGTGATCCAATATGCAAACTACGCTACCACGGTTGCACGAGGAAGTCAACCCAGGTCGACCATATTCGACGTGGCGATGATCATAGTTATCAGAACTTACAAGGTGTGTGCGCGCATTGCCACGCCATCAAAAGCGCTCGTGAAGGGCGCCAGGCACAGTTGACCAGGAGTCAGCGCCGACTACGCCCCCAGGAGAGGCATCCCCGTGACGGACTCATTGCGTCTCGCCCCGACGAGCGAAGTAACACAAACGACCCTACCTGACGGTCTTCCTGACAAGACGTTGGGTTGGTACATTTTGGCGTGGGCATTTAAGTTCCTACGTCAGCCTGACGGCCCTGACGCTGGTGAGCCATTTTTGTTCACAGACGAACAGATGCGTCTCATCCTATGGTGGTACGCGATTGACGACAAGGGTCGTTTCCTATTCAACAGTGGTGTGATTAGGCGTATGAAGGGCTGGGGTAAGGACCCCCTTGCCGCCGCCATGTGTCTTATCGAGCTGTGCGCTCCCACTGCCTTCTCTCATTGGGACAAGGACGGGAACCCTGTCGGTAAGCCTCAGCCTGCGCCGTGGATTCAGGTGGCTGCTGTTTCTCGTGATCAGACACGAAACACTTTCACGTTGTTCCCAACGATGGTGTCACGCGACCTGATCGAGACTTATGGACTTGACATTCACAAGGAAATCATTCACAAGAAGAATGGTGGGCGTATTGAGGCTGTGACCTCATCCCCGAAGTCCCTTGAGGGTGGTCGTTCTCATTTTGTTATCATGAATGAGACGCAGTTTTGGTTGGAGAACAATAATGGGCATGAGATGGCCGGTGCTATTCAGGGTAACGTTGCTAAGGGACGCGGTGGTAGTTTCCGTAGGCTCTCGATTTGCAACGCGCACCGTCCTGGTGAAGAGTCAATTGCTGAGCAGGATTATGAGGCGTTCGAAAAGATTGTCGGCGGCCAGGTCAACTTCAGTAAGTTTTTCTATGACGCACTTGAAGCACCCGCCGACACCAACATGGAAGAGTACGAGTCGCTACAGAGGGGACTCACGGTAGCCCGTGGTGACTCTACGTGGTTGGACGTCCCACGTCTTATCGAAGAGATTGCCGACCCTCGCACCGTGCGCTCGGAAGCGCGCCGTAAGTACTTGAATCAAATCGTTGCTGCTGAGGACGCTTGGATCGCTCCGTGGGAGTGGGATCAGTGCGCTGTCCCGGCCATGAAGCTTCGTCCTGGTGAGCAGATTACTTTGGGGTTTGACGGTTCACGTGGTCGAGACCATACGGCTCTTTGCGCGTGCCGTGTTGAAGATGGCGCCATTTTCTTGTTGGAGGTCTGGAACCCTGAAAGTTACCCTGACAAGAAGATCCCTACAGTTGCAGTTGATAAGGCCGTCAGGCGTGCATTTGACCTGTACGATGTAGTCTCATTCCGTGCTGACGTGAAGGAATTTGAGTCGTATATCGACCAGTGGGCTGCGGACTTCCGTAAGCAACTTGTCGTGAAGGCCAGTGCTGGACATTTGATTGCTTACGATATGCGTTCGAAGGCAAAGCGCGAATTCCTGTTGGAATGTGAGCGTTTTCGTGACGCTGTTATCGAGGGCAACCTACGTCACGATGGTAATAAGATTTTGAGGCAGCACATTCTTAACGCACGTCAGCGCCCAAGCGACACGTACGACATGATCGGTATTGGTAAGGAATCGAAGGATTCACCTCGAAAGATCGATGCTGCTGTTACTGCCGTGCTTGCCTTTGGCGCGCGACAGGAATACCTAAAGACCAAGTACAACCGTAAGAAGAGCCTGGAGATTATCTGATGCCGACAGTCAAGGACTGCATTGAGCAGGCACGTGAAAATCTCGGGCGCGATCGTAACAAGCTGGCTGCCGATTCTAGGTATTATGAGGCCGACCTAACGCTTGACCGAACAGGGCACCCCCTACGTGGAGAACTGCCCAATTTGTCGGCAAGCGTAGGTTGGTCTCGCCTATACCTTGACTCGTTGGTTGAGCGTTTGTCGATCGTGGGTTTCCGCGCCCCTGGCGCCTCGGAAACTAATGATGATTTGCAGGCTTGGTGGAAGGCAAATGACCTTGACCAGGAGTCTCAGATCTCGTTCCTTGAGACATTCATTCATGGTCGCTCATTCATTTCTGTTTCCGCCCCCACCGACGAGGACATTCTTTTCGGACACCCTGCTGATGCGCCTATGATTCGTGTCGAAAGCCCGAAGAACATGTGGGTAGAGATCGATCAGAGGACGCGCCGTGTCCTATGGGCCGTCCGCTTTTACCTTGACCCTGAGTCTGAGAAGCTGGGATTGGACCAGGAACAGCAAAGTTACACTGTGTATTTGCCTGATCGCACCGTATACGCTGAGGACGCAAAGGGTGGCCGTATTCGTGTCACAGATGAAGATGTGCACGATCTCGGAATTGTCCCTATCATCCCGTCGTTGAACCGTGAGAGGATTAGCGATAGGTACGGGCGTTCGGAGATCATCCCTGAGTTGCGCTCATTGCAGGATCGTGCAACGCAGGTTGCGCAGAACATGAGCATGGCCGCTGATTTGATGGCTGTTCCTCAGCGCCTTTTGTTTGGTGTTGAGAAGGAAGCAATCACGCAGAATCAGGATCCGGCTGCGCAGTACAAGGCGTATATGGCCGGTATCTTGGCGTTCGAAGATGAGAATGCTAAGGCAACACAGTTCACCGCTGCTGAGCTGAGCAACTACACTGGCGTATTGCAGGAGCTGGCCAAGGAAGCCGCTTCGTATACAGGTCTGCCGCCACAGTACCTTTCATTCTCATCTCAGACCCCAGCATCAGCTGAGGCCATTCGCTCAGCGGAGTCACGCTTGGTGAAGAAGGCTGAGCTGAAGGGTGCGATGTTCGGCAATGTGTGGGAGCGCGTCATGGTCGTGGCTTGCCTTGTGATGCAGGGCTCTGTGCCTGATGAGGTACGCATGTGCGAGGCCATCTTGACAGACCCATCGACACCGACGTATGCTGCTAAGGCAGATGCAGCGGTGAAGTTGACAGGTGGAAAGCCTGTCATCCCGGTTCAGCAGGCGCGACGTGATATGCGTTACACTCCTGCTGAGTTGGAGCAGATGGAGTTGTGGGATGCTCAGGAGAAGACCGAGTACATCGGGGCGCTTCTTGGCACATCACCTTCGCCTACTTTCCCAATGCAGACTACGTCGGCAACAAAGGCCGTGGACCCTGAGGCAGCTCAGCGTGTACAGGCTCAGGCACAACAGCAGAGGAGTCAGAACACAAATGACAGCACAGCTTGATCCATGGGAGCTTGAGGCTCCTGCGGAAGTGGAAGTCGACGACGTGTGGGACGCTCCGTTGGGAGCAGCATGTAACCTCGGTGACACTGAGTGTGAGGCTTGTCAGTAGGGTTGACAGGTGGTTGCACGTGATGTAGAATAGATGCGAGTGGTTGGTGTAATGGTAGCACGACAGCTTCCAACCCTGTCGGCACGGGTTCGATTCCTGTACTACTTGCTTAGAAGTGACATACGGTTTACACGTCTCCCGGCTCCAAAAAGACGTGTTGGTGTCCCTGTGGTGTAACTGGCAGCACGTCAGACTCTCAATCTGGCGGTCGGGGTTCGAGTCCCCGTAGGGGTACAATTTCGTGCTTTAAGTCAACCAAGCAAAGCACGTGGTCTTGACAAACGCCTGAGTTTGCTGTAGAATCGTAGGTATGAACAGCATGGTCTTGCTCTCGTGGCTAAGCGGCTAAGGCAACACCTTGTCACGGTGGAGAACGCGGGTTCGAGTCCCGTCGGGAGCGCTTTGCTTTAGGATGGCAAACGTGGGTCTGCTGACGCTCACGTAAAAAGCACCGTTCAGGTGTGTCAGCTTCAATGGGCTATGGTGTAAACGGCGAACATCTCTGACTGTTAATCAGAGGTTCTAGGTTCGAATCCTGGTGGCTCAGCTTACGAAAGGGAAATGATGGCAAAGTTGTTTGGAATCGTTCGACCACAGGCTGTTTGGGCTGTGGTGTGGGACGGTGACAACATCGCCGAGATTAAGGATAACTTTGGCCCTGACATGGCGCCATATTTCTTCGTTAATGAAGAGAATGGCAATTTGTGTTATGGGTTGGATGTCGAGCAGTCAAATCAGTATGAGTTGGGTACATTGATCACTAACCTTGGCGGGTTGATGGGTATGTCTCAGGAGTCATGGGATATGCAGTATTCGACAGTTGACAGCGCGACTCGTTTGAAGTATGATGTAACAGAGGATGCGCAAACAGTGGCTTCGTTCACTGCTAAGCGTTCTTGATTGCGGTGTAGAGCAGCGGTAGCTCGGCAGCCTCATAAGCTGACAGGTCGGTGGTTCGAATCCACCCACCGCAACGTTCACGTTAGCTCAATGGTAGAGCACCAGGCTGTGACCCTGGAGACGCGGGATCGATACCCGTACGTGTCCCCACGTGCCTTAGCTCATCTGGTTAGAGCGTCCGTCTGATACACGGGAGGTACCAGGTTCAAGACCTGGAGGCACGACTACCCACGACGGTGGGTCTTGTAGCTAACGTGGTTGCAAGCGCTGTTAGCACCCTCAGCGACATCAAAATGGGTACAAACTCTGATAGCTCAGTGGAAGAGCACTTGGCCTACACCCAAGGTGCCGGGGGTTCGAATCCCTCTCAGAGTACGCTGACGGTGCGGGCGGTTTGTTCGTTTCTCCCCCTCCGTAGTCGAACAGATGAGAAACGATCGTATGGGGATCTAGCTCATTTCGGTAGAGCACCTGCCTTGCAAGCAGGAGGTGACGGGTTCGAAACCCGTGTTCTCCACGCTATAGCGTTGCGCGCTCGGAGGCGCGTAATTCCGTCTGGTGAAGGTCAACCTTCGCGCGAGACGTTTAACGGAGTGTGGGGCAGTTGGTAGCCTACTCGCCTTGGAAGCGAGATGTCGCTGGTTCGAGTCCAGCCATTCCGACATAGAGTATAACATACATGGACATCAACGAATACGCCGCAGCCAAGCAGGGAATCCTATCCCGCATGGTTGCGGCGTTGTTGCATGTCTTCCAGCAGTTTATGCGTGGGTACATGTCGGCACGCGATTGGGATGCGGCGATGCATGTGACCTATCGCGTTATGAAGCCGTATCGTGACCAGGCAACTGACCTTGCACGTCGTTTCTATGACGATAACAGGGCTGAACAGACCGGTGACGACACTCGGCATGACATCTTCAAGGACGACTACTTCCCTGAGACGTGGTACAGGCAGACCATGCGTCCTGTCTTTCAGCACGCTCAGCAGAATCGTACAGCTGAAGATCTCGTTGAGGAGTCAGTAGCCCGCGTTATCAAGGTTGTCGAAGATGGTGCTCGTCGTACTCTCATTCAGGGTGTGCAAAGCGACTCCTCTCAGCCCATCCGCGGCTTTGCCCGATTTGATCCACGCCCACCCACGTGCGCCTTCTGTACCATGATGATCTCACGTGGACCCGTGTATGTCAACCCCAACACTGGAGGTTGGCCATTTGACACGCAGAAGCTTGAGAAGGCATTGCTCGAAGAGAGCCCTGAACGTTTGTCAGAAATGATGAACAAGTGGCACCCTGATTGCACATGTGTCGTTGTTCCTGTTTACAAGTACGACAATTACCCTACCTTGGAGCAAGAGAAGGAAGCATTCGATATTTATGATCGTGCGCGCAAGGCTGTTGCTAAGGATTTGAAGGTAGGACAATCGAAGATTAACACACGTCTCATCCTGAACAAGATGCGCGAGCTAATTTACTCGAAGAACTTGGAACAGGATGCTACAAACCTAGGACGAAATGTAGCGTAATGTTGACATTCCGCGATCCTGGTGACCGCGCGTATTGACCCTGGAGGTTACGAATGACTGAGAAGCAGACTGAAGGCACAACCGAAAGCACACAGACGGAAACATCGAAGACGAATGCATCGGATGTGAGTCAGCTTCCCGAGTGGGCACAGAGCGAGCTATCGCGCGCCCGCAACGATGCTGCCAACTACCGTACACGCTTGCGTGAGGCTGAGGCAGCACGTGACACGCTTCAGAAGTCCTACGACGATGAGCTGACAAAGGCAAAGAATGCTGAAGCTACGTTGGAGGACACTAAGCTAACATCTTTGAAGTTCGAAGCAGCGCTTGAAGCGCTCGGTATCGATGCTTCTCCCGCAAATGCGCTTGCAGATCGTCTGCGCGGAAGTACCATCGACGAGCTTAAGACTGATGCGAAGAGTGTCACAGAAGCATTTGGTGGTTTCGGTGAAAAGCGCCGTGCCACAGATCGTTCCGCAGGACGCGGCAACGAGGATAACAAGCCTTCCACACCTGAAGAGACGTTCGGCGATTTCTTGTCGGGCAAGCTTGGGTGGGGTCAGTAATACAGTAAAGGACGCTAAATGGCTTTCCAGAATGAGGTCTCGCCGAATCGCGAAGACCGTCACCAGGGACGTCTTGCGTACTTGACCGACGACATGCTTCCTAAGGAGAACGCAGGAACCCTATGGGAGACTGCTACCGAGGGTAGTTTGGTGCTTCGTTTGGGCCGTCAGGTTCCGGTCGGGTATGGCGAGACGCTAATTGCGATGAACACGCTTGAGCCTGAGGTTGGCCAGGTTGGTGTGGGTACACGCCCACAGGACCGTGAGGGCTACCGCAAGCCAGTGAGTGGTATCGCGTGGGAGAGCACAAGCTTCGCGCCGATCAAGATGGCTACGATCGTAACTGCCTCTGAGGAGTTCGCTCGTGCTAACGTGAACGGTTTGTGGAGCAGTGTAGGGCCTCAGATGGCCCGTGCTATTTCCCGCGGTATCGATTTGGCCGTTTTCCACGGAAAGCGCCCTGACAATGGTGATTCATTGTTGGGTATCGCAAACAACCATTACATTCAGCAGAGCACGGGAAGCATCAACTACCCGACTACTACTGAGACACTTGACGTTGACCTGACAAACGCGTGGGCAACTCTTGTAAATCGTGGTTTCTCGCCGAACGCTTGGGCTATTGACGCTCGCTTCGTACCTCCGGTATTGACAGCGCGTGATGCTAACGGCAACTTGATTTTCCAGGGCCAGTTGAACTTGGCCAACCAGAGTCTTGGTACCTTGGCAGGTCTTCCTGTTGAGCAGGGCAAGGCTGTAAGTGGTGTTGTTGGTCGCGGTGAGGACAGCGGTACGCGCGCTATCCTTGGTGACTGGTCACGTTTGGTGTACGGCTACGCCGACGCCGTTCGTGTGAAGGTTACCGACACTGGTGTCATCAACTCTGCTGATGGTACTCAGGTCAACCTATGGCAGACGAACCAGGTCGCCGTGTTGATCGAGACTACCTTTGGTTGGTTGGTAGACCCAACTGCCTTTGTGCGCTTGACCGACACTGCCTCTATCGTGCCTGGAACTACGGTTCCTGCTGGTGAGTCTGGTGGGGACACAGTTCCTACTGAGACTTACCCGCTTCCGACAGAGAGCTGATCTAACGTGAATGGGGAGGGTCATCTTCGGGTGGCCCTCCCTTTCCATATCTAAGGGTAAAAAGACGTGGCGGATGTAGTGTATATCGTGAAGGAAGAGGAACGTAACGAAGAGTTGCGACACTCGCTCCGTTCACTTGATGAGAATCTCAAGCATGATCGTGTGTTCTTTGCAGGGTATAAGCCCACATGGGTTCAGAATGTGATTCATATCCCCGTAGAGCAAGTCCCGGGACAGAAGCACCCGAACTCATTGCGCAACCAAATGGCCGCGTACACTCATCCTGATATCAGCGACACTTTCTACTTGTTCAATGACGATCACTTCATCATGCAGCGATTTGATCGCATGCCAATTCTAAATTGGGGTAACCTGAACCACGCGATCGATAATTGTCGCACACTCGGTGAAGCGTTTCGTAAGAGCATGGTGACAACACGTAACATTCTCATGGAACGTGGTCTAAGCACCGTTAACTATCAATTGCACATCCCTTGTGTCATTCCCAAGGAACAGTTGGTGCAGGTGTTCACAGATTTTAAGTCTCCCGCCCCAAATGGTGCTTGGCTACACCAAGTTACTTTGGCAGGAAATATTTATAATTGGGGCGGAGAGTCATACCGAGAAGACGTGAAGGTCCACGAACTTTACGAACTACCTTCAGATCTTTCTCGACGAGACTTTTTGTCAACATCAGACCGTAGCTTCCAGTACGGCATGATTGGCGATTACATTCGCGAGCGCTTCCCTGAGAAGTGTCGCTACGAGAAGTGAGGAAACATGGCATACGCTACTCCGGCTGATGTGGAGACGCGTCTAGGCCGTGACCTAACTCCCGAAGAGGAGGCTCAGGTCACTGAGCTTCTAGAAGACGTAGAAACAATCATCAAGCTTCGCATTCCAGACTTGGACGCTAAGGTTGCCGCAGGAGACATTCCTGAGCGCCTCGTAGTCATGATCGAAGTGAACGCTGTTGTTCGTGTCCTTCGTAACCCTGATGCCTACGTTTCGGAAACTGACGGTAACTATAGTTATACACGCAGTACAGCAGGGGCTAATGGTTATTTGGAATTGTTGCCTATCGAATGGGATTGGCTGTTCGGTGGTGGCGGTATGTTCCAGATTGTCCCTGTTTCCCCTTTTGGTGATAGGGTTGAGGGAGGCGCAAGGCAGCCTGACGCCCACTACTGGTGCCCTCCAAGTTACGGGTGGACGGTGCGTGTACCGTGAGCCTTCTAGATCATGGCCGTGAAACTGTCATCGTTCATCACGAAGAGCGTTGGACATCTCCTGATGGTAACCCCATGTATCGCGCTTCATCTACAGATGTAGAAACGATCACAAATTGTGCCGTACAAGTTGCTGCACAGAGTGGTACGTCAGCTAGGCGCGCTGAGCAGGATGAAGAGGGATATGACACTGAGCAGGTGTATCGCTTTCGTCCTCCGCGCTCCTACACGCGTGAGATTGGGTTTGAGGCTAAGGTCGAGTGGCGCGGCTTGATGTGGAGTGTTATTGGGCGTGCTAAGCATTTCAATGGAAGTGATAGCACAGCACACACTGATTACACGTTGAGGCGCACATGATCGACTTGATGAAGGAGAGGGATCTGAACAAGAAGATCTCTCACATGCCTGGTGTTCGCGGTGCGGTGTACGATGTTGGCCGGGAGATTGGTTCGATTGCTGAGGCACGCCTGGCTCCTCACCGTAAGACTGGTGCGGCCCATATTGAAGTGTCACGTGGAACAGTTGATACGTTCGTGTCACTAGTTGATGAAGCGGCATTGTCAATTGAATTCGGACATTACCTTGGGTCTCAGGCGCGAGGACTAAATCGTCAATTCGTACGTGGCCTGCACTTGTTTATCGATTGGTATCATGATGGGGTGTTGTGATGGTAAGTGACATGCAGGAAATGCCTCGTGTTCAGTCCATCGTTATCCCGTTGTTGCGAACTGCCTTCCCAGATGTGCAGGTTACATCGTGGATTCCCGTGAACACTGACCGTGAGTTCCCGATTCTGAACGTTCGACGCGCTGGTGGTTACCCTGTTAACCCTAAGCTTCTCGACCGCGGTACGGTTGAGATTACCTCGTACGGTGATGTGTGTTACGAGGACACTGAGGATCTTCTAAAGAAGGCTCAGATTGTTTTGTGGGATGCTGTTGAGAACCAAACTGTCGTACCTGGCGTTGGCTATCTGCACTCATACAGGCAGACCTTTGGAATTACACAGTTCGACTCGCCATACGACAATACATGGCGCGTTCAGAGCCTGATTCAGTTCGGGTTCCGACCACTTCCCATCTCCTAAGGAGTAAAGAAATATGCCACACGTAGATAGTGCGGTCCTTACGCCGGGAACAGGATTCATCTTCTTCGCTGCGCCTGGTACAGCGCGTCCTTCGGATGCACTGATCACCTCGTACACAGCGATGGATGATACGCACTTCCCTGGCTGGACCAGCGCAGGTCACACTTCTCGTGACGACCTCCCTCAGTTCGGCTTTGACGGCGGTGACAGCGAGGTTCAGGGTACATGGAGCAATGCGTCATTCCGTGAGGTTGTGACAGCGGCTCCGAGTGACTTCGTGACCTTCAACGCTTTGCAGTTCGATGAGCAGATCTTGTCGTACTACTACAGCGTCACTGATGCCTCACCTGGTGATGGTACAATCGAGGTCACGGACGCACCGACATCAACAATTGAGCGCGCCCTGTTGGTCGTGATCATTGATGGACCGCGCCGTGTCGCCTTCCACGCTTCGAGCGCATCGATTCGTCGTGAGGACGCAATTCAGTTGGCTACGGACTCGTTCGCTGCCTTCCCGTTGCGTGCCACTTTCTTGAAGCTTCCTGGCACACCGATTTACTCTTGGACTAAGGTTTCGGCCTTCCCTGAGAGCTGATCACTGATATATGTAGTATGCCCATAGGGACCGATACGGTCTCTGTGGGCATATTTCATTTGGAAGGTATAATGACTAAGACACAGAGCAAGAAGGTAGTTGATCTCAGCAAGTTTCAGAAGGCTGCTGAGGAACTATACGAATCATTTGAGATTCGCGTAGAGGGTGAGATCGTTCGGTTGTTCAATCCTATGCGCATTGCTCCTGAGGCACGAGACCGCGTAGTCGAACTTGCTAAGGCATTTCAGTTTGACGATGACCACGAATTCACTCCTGAGGATGTTAAGGCCATTCATCCCGTGGTTATTGAGATCATGGAGCTGGTGGGAGATGAGAATGTCTTCCGCTTGGTAGAGAGCGTTCGTAACGACTTGGTGGTGGCTATCAACGTGTTCACAGCCTACTTTGAGCATGTGAACTTGGGGGAAGCCTCGCCCTCGGAAAGCTAATCCACGAGCATCCTGAGGAGATGTTTGCGGATTTCCGAGAGTACTATGGGCTGCGCGTCACAGACGTTTTCAAGTTTGATGGCAGTCTTCCTATCGGGGAGGCTGCCATCCTTGCGCGTAACCTTCCTCACTCGTCCCGTACCGTAGCGGCTGTTCAAGGCGGCGCAGAGTACTTGGGATGGGACATGAACACATACCTCCTAGCGGCATTGGTAGAAAGCGTTCAGATCTCCAATTACATGTTCGCGAAGGTGAATAGCAAGAAGAGGGTCAAGGCACCCGTCCCTGTTCCGCGTCCGGGCGATGCAGAGCGCCGTAAGCGTGAAAACATGAACAACCCGTTCGCACAGATGGTGCAGGCACAAATGACAGAGTTGACAGTAGACGACACAGCGAAGGAGGCGTGACGTGGCTGGTGCAGGTGGTGCTGAAGTTGGTCGCGTCTCCGTACGCGTAGTTCCGGATCTTGATAACTTCCGTCAGGAGGTAGAGAAGGAACTAAAGGAAGTTGAGCGCATGGACGCTGAGGTTGACGTAACACTCAACCTTGATAAGTTCAAGGCGCAGGTGGAGGAAGTAAAGGCTTCCTTGAAGTCGATTGGGGACGAAGAGGTTAATGTCCACATCGACAAGACCGGTGGTATTTCTACACTGGGCCAGGATGTTAAGAAGGCCGGTGATGAGATCGGTAAGGCCGCCAAGAAGCTGAAGGATCTTGGCGATGATAGTGATAGCACAGGGCGTCGTGTATCACGTCTATCTTCATTCTTCGCAGAGCTTGGTGGTTTCGCACAGCGTGCGGCCGGACAATTGGCCGATTTGGGCTCGAAGATGGGATCCGAGCTGGCTAATGGCGCTAGGCAGTTTGGTAGCTCAATCACAGCATTGATCGTTCAGTTGACGATCTGGGTTCCTTTGTTGATGCTTGCTGCTGGTGCTATCACATACTTGGTCGGTATCATTGCCGCCGCGCTTGGCGGATTGCCTGCTCTTATCATCGGAGTTGCCGCACCAATTGCCGCATTGGTTCTAGGCTTTGAAGGTTTGAAGAAGGCGTTCGCGCCACTTAGCAGTGAGTTCGCGAAGCTAAAGACACGCCTAGCAGACACATTTGAGAAGGGCTTGAAGCCTGCTGTACAGTCCTTGAAGACCCTTATGCCTGTTCTTTCTGATGGATTGAATCAGGCTGCTGAGGCTACGAGCAACTTCATCAATGAGATTGCGAAGACGCTCACTGCCAAGGAGAATATCGAAAATCTGAAGATCGCCCTTGGTGGTGTGAAGGATTTCTTGGGTCAGTTGCAGCCTGGTGTTTCGGCATTCATCACTTCATTCTTGAAGGCATCAGCAGTAACAGATGCTATGAAGATTTTGGGACAGACGCTCAGTGATGTCCTAACCAAGTTTAAGGGTTTCTTTGATCAGAGCGTCGCCGATGGTTCGTTGGCCAAGGGACTTGAAAACTTGCGCGGAACTTTGGTGTCGTTGACAGGTCTGTTGTCAGCCTTGCTTCGTAATTCATTGAAGTTCTTCAACGGTGCCGCTCCGGGCATGAATAAGTTCTTCGATTCACTTTCGTCGTTCTTCCTGTCGATTGATTGGGAGAGGCTTGGTAAGGCGTTCGGTACAATCTTTGAGCGCTTGGGTGATGCTATTTCTAAGATCCCACCGCAGACAATTGATAGTATCACACAGTCATTTGTAGATTTTGCCGATGCTGTTGGTGACTTGCTTGATGGCAAGAGTTTTGATGTTTTGATTGGTGCCTTCCAGCTGGTAATTGACACAGTGACAGGTGTCATTCATGTGTTTGATGGTCTTCTGGAGACGATTGCTCACGTAGGCGATTTCATCGCAGGTATTCCTGACTGGTTCAGTGAGATGAACGCTAAGGGTCAGGAGCTTGTTGATGGATTGCAGCAGGGCGCCGTTGAGAAGCTCGCTGTATTCATGACATGGCTGGGCGAGATCCCTGGTAAGGTTAAGGCTTTCTTCTCTGATGCCGGAACATGGATCAGGGATAAGGGCGAGGCTATTATCAATGGTATTCGCGATGGAGCGCAGACTGCGTTCGCTAATGTCGTAGCATTCTTCCAGAGCATTCCTGGGCGCATCAAGAACTTCTTCGTTGGCGCTGGAAGTTGGCTTCTGGAAACAGGCCGTAACATTATCAATGGGCTGGGCCAGGGCATTTCGGGCGCTTGGCTCGTTGTGCAAATGACAGTTATCAGCATCAAGAACCGCATTATTGCGTTGTTCTTTGGTGCTGGCTCGTGGTTGATTGGTGCGGGTCGTGAAATCATCAGTGGTTTGGTTTCAGGTATCCGATCAGCGATTCCAGGTATTATCAGTACTTTGGGATCGATCACACGATTGATTCCTTCGTGGAAGGGACCGCCTTCTACAGACGCTAAGCTATTGGTCAAGAATGGTCAGTTGATCATGCAGTCCTTGATCGATGGCTTGAAGGATGGATATGGGGATGTTCAGAAGACTCTTGATGTCATGACAACGGACATTGGGAATACTTTCACAAGCCCCACACTGCATGGTGAGATCACTACGAGCGGGCAGGACATTGCCGCCGTAGGTACATCACAGCTAGAGATTGCCGGTAGCGTAGACAATGGTCTCAGTGACGCTGTTGCGACCGCCTTGAGTGGTTGGGCAGTGCAGATTGATGAGACAGGAATTGCGCGCCTGGTGAACAAGGGACAGCAGAAGTTGGGTAGGCGAGGATAATGCCATTTGACTCTAAGACATGGTACTTGGGATGGTTGGGCGATATGCGCGCCTTCCCCATTACCCCGGAGACAAATTTTCAGATGACTGAGGAGCGCTTCGGTGGCGTTCATCAGTCTCTGAGTGGTGCTCGCACTATCGACAGTACAGGGTTTCGTCAGACGTTCGACTTTGATTTCAAGTATTTGACCGATGCTGAGTACGAGTTTCTACGTGCGTGTTACTTGGGTCACATCTCGGAGTCATTGTTCCTGCGAAACCCCATGCGAAAGAACTTGTTGTCTGAGCAGAGCAGCAAGGCATACGTAACCAATGCTGATGATCTTGGTATTTACATTGGTAGTTTCGGTAATACTGTAGACAGTGTGCGAGACTTCCCTTCCGGGATCACCACACCTGGAACACAGGTGCCGCGCGTTATCAGTATTTCCTCAGGACCACAATACTACACCTTGGATGGTCTGCGCGGGTTTATTCCTGTGAATGTCACTGAGCCTGTGACATTCAGTATCTACCTGCGTACAACAAGCGGTAGTGCTTCGGCGTCAGTTTATATGGATGCCTTGGATAAGTATGGTGTGGCCATTCCTGGTGCTGGTGCCAGTGTGGCCGCATCAGTAACCACATCATGGCAAAGGTTCTCGGTGACCGTCACGCCCGTTGCGGGAGTCGCGTGTGTACGTGCATCGGTATCGCTGACAACTCCAGGAACATATAACCTGTGCATGGCGGCCCCTCAGGTTGAATATGGAAATGTTGCCACTGCATTTAGTATAGGAGGAGGATGGCAGAAGGTAGTAATTGACCAAATCAAGAGTGAAAGCCCACGCTATCCTCTTCAGAATGTTTCAGTCACGATCTTGGAGGCATAACACATGCAGACTCAGGGAGGAGCGAACGCTGAGGCCGCTATTCTCGCGGAGAGGCGCTCGTTCCGTGTACGCCTGCGCGTTGACTGGAACAACAATGGACTTTACGATCACACACTCAGCGACATTTCCAAGTATGTTGAAGACATCTCTACTGATCGCGCCCTGAAGGGCTCCCTCCCCTCAGAAATTGTATTGGTTGAGGGAAGCGCTGCTGCTCAACTAAGCGTCGGTCTTGGTGGTGACTACGGTGACCTGTCCATGACATCTGTGTTCTCCCCGTATAACGGTCTATCGCCGTTGTACACTAAGGACGTGATCGGTAGCGAGATCAAGTATGAATTGGGCGTTGACACAGTTCTGGGCACAGTTTGGTATCCTCAGTTCATCGGTAACATTTCTACGGTCACACCACAGCGCGCCGGTAACACTGTAGATTTGACGGCGTTGGATCGCGTAGAGAAGCTTCGTGTCCCTGTGCGCACAGCTCAGTGGGCTATTTCGGATTATTGGGGAAACCGAGGCTTGCGCCGAGGTCAGTTGTATGACACACAGAATGTCATTCAGATGTGCCTTCAGCAGTGTGACACATCGGCATCCCCAAGGCGCCCCGTGACACGATCTGAGTGGACATCAGTTTTGGGTACCCAGGGATATAAGACTGCGTTCATCTCAGGCGCTAATGGGCATTTGCCTACTATTGGATGGTGGGATAACGCTGGCGCTGTTCCCATTGCCAACGTTGAGAGCGGCGTAGTCAATTACTATAAGAATGGGCCTGTTCACCCTCTGTCACCAGAGCCTACAAACAAGCCGTATAGTTTCGCTGCTTTCGGGTCTAACCCCGATAACATCTATCAGAAGTATTGGATCACTGATAGGTTTGAAACATCTCTGAACGGTGCGACATCTGTTGCATTTACCATGAACGTAGATCCAGCATTCACTAATGGTACGTGGCATGTGACAGCTCCTGACACCGTAATCATGGTAATTCGTGTCGGTGAGAAGCGACGCGTGGACATCTTGGTTGGAAGCAATCAGATGTGGATTAGGTTTGTCAATGAGAACAATGGATTTTCGAACACAACACCTAAGCTGACAATCCCTGCGGGCAATAACATTGAGGTGTTCGCTCAGGTCGACACTAGTGCAGCATCCGGCACACGCGGATACATGCGCGTTGGGTCTAACTCTCATCCAGGATGGCAGTACATTTCCAATGGATGGGATGGGGTAAATAATTATGACCCACTCGTGGGGCTAATCCAAATTCAGCGAAACATCTCACTGAGCGATATCGCTTACACCTTTGACTTTAAGTCTTCGCGTCCGGCGGGGTATGAGGGTACTACGTGGCGCTCAGCAACGTACCCTGCCGTATTGGACGCAGGAATTAACACATTCTCATTCATTCCTCAAAGCCTTACAGGTAAGGATGCTTGGGATGTCATCACTAGCGTTGCAGGTGCGGAGTTTGGTTCTGTGTTCTGGGATGAGAGTGGCTGCTTCCACTTCTGGAATTACAACACAATCAAGTCCAAGCAGAACACTGTAGTACGTTCACTTAACGTGGATCACATCAATGATTTGAACATCACAAATTCATTGGACAGTGTACGAAACTCGTACTCTGTCAAGGTCAAGAAGCGCCAGAGCGCTAACAATATAAATGTTTACAATAGTGGTTCTGTGGATCAGTTTTACGTTGGCCCAGGACCGCAGATTGCATACTTTGATGTGCAGGTAGACAACATCCAATTTATGGAGCCGCGATTCTTGCAGAGGTGCACTAAGCACACATCAGGTACAGCGTTCACAAACTTCCCTCAGTGGGATGAGTGGTCGACGCATGCGTTTGTGTATCAGGCACTCTTCGGGGATGGATGGCGTGAGCCTAACAACTTGAACAGTTTGGACGTTTCAGCTTGGTATACACGCGATGGAATTATGCGTGTTCGTGTGTACAACCCTTGGTCTGAACCAGCTCGACTTGCGGTATCAAACCAAGCAACAGTTGGAAATGCTAGCTCGACGCCTGCATGCGCTATCGCGGGAACATTGATCAATGATCAGTCAACATTTGGTATCACGACAAGTGACAATGCTTCTGTGACAAAGTATGGTCAGAGGAATTATGAAGCGTCGGGAGATTGGTATCAGGAGTATTACAACGACAAGGGACTGATGAACGTCCTATTGCCGCGTACTGCTAAGCCAATTCCGACAACGGACAATATCATTATTGCTGGCGACCCTCGTCTACAGCTTGGTGATACGGTCACGCTGGATGATAAGGATGGTTTGGGGACAGATCTTCGTGCTCAGATCACAGGTATTAATAGGAAGTTCTCAAAGCGCGATGGTCTCACTGACACATTGACTGTCGAATTGCTTCGTCCTGCTGGACAGGGAATTTGGGATTCGTCTCAGTATGGACGCTGGGACCAGAGCTTGATTTGGAACTGATGACATGGCTATTGTGAGTATGACACCGGCCGTCGCGGGTAACGTTGCCCTGGCGGCTGAGTACAATAAGCTGATCACTAACATCACCGATCTTGATTCGCGTACAACGGCTGTTGAGGCGGCTGTTGGTGGCGGTACAGGGGAGGTGCCCCGTAAGGGTGGTGAGTGGTCGTTTGGTGCCAGCACTCAGAGTGTTGGTGCCGCTAACACATTGCTGACCGCATGGTCTGCTGTAGGAACTCCTAGCGGTGTCTCTCACAGTGCCGGAGTGTTTACGGTAACTGAAGCAGGATTGTATACAATCGCTGCATCATACCGTGCCGGTGGTACGACAGAGAAGTGGATCTGGATTTGTGGTACAGCCTTGACAGGTGACACGTGGTTCAAGAACAGCGCGTCAGGTAACGCATTCAACGTAGGTGTGGCAGGAACTAGGCGCCTCTTGGCAGGAACACAGATTCGTATTGGCGCGTACATTGGATCTACACAGACCATTCAGCGTGAGTCTACTGGTGATTTTTGCCCTGGTGTAACTATCTACAAGATCGGTAACTAACAACCCTAGGAGAAGCGATGGATTTCACCGCGATCCTTGGGGCACTACCAACAATCGGTCCGGTCGGTGTCATCTTGGTGATTCTCACGTATGTGGGGCGCCAGTGGCTAGTTAGTGATAGGCGCTATCAGGCGGAACTTGATCGCTTGACCAAGGCGCATGAGGCTGAGTTGATTCGTATCAACAAGGCGCATGATGAAGAAATTAAGGAGTTCCGTCAGGACATTCGTGAGTTGAAGGCCGAGATTATTCAGCTCCGCAATGATCTTGCAACGGAACGAAATGAACGAATGCGTGCTCAAGAAGAGGCGCATCGTATTCGAATGCAGTCGGGAACTGATCTGTAATGCCAACACACATCGCACGATCAAAGCGTACAAGGATTGTTTATGTAGTCTTGTTGTGTGTCGCCGTCGCTATGTCGACTTGGACGTTGTACAACCAAGTACATAGCGATAGCACGTCGGCGCAGTTCGCGGATCAAATTTCCGCGTTCTGTGCTGATAATCCTGCCTACTCCAATGACCACTTCAACTGTCAGCAGGCTCGAAGCGTGCAGGACAATGGAAGTGCTATCATTCAGGGCGCCAAGGGTGATAAGGGTGATAAGGGTGATAAGGGTGATAAGGGTGATAAGGGTGACAAGGGTGACCCTGGCATGAATGGCCTGAACGGTGAGCGTGGCTTGACAGGTGATCCGGGACTGAACGGTGTCGATGGTGAAAGGGGCATTACAGGCTCTCAGGGCGCTCCTGGAGACACGGGACCGCAAGGCATTAAGGGAGACTCCGGAGAGAAGGGGGACAAGGGAGACCAAGGTGACCGTGGCGCTGATGGTGACCCTGCTCCCCGCATCACTGACATTGACACAAACCACGACCCAACTAACTGTATGTTCATTGTCACTCTTAGTGATGGTTCTACGTATGGTGTTTCGATTGGAGCATCGAACTGTGTATCTTAATGATCTAGCCAGTGTTGTTCGTGCTGGTGGAATGAATGTGATTGAGGTCGGTGGGTGGACGTCCCGAAATCACGGAAGCATGGCTGGAGTGCGCTCGGTAGTATGTCACCACACTGCTGGAGCTGCCACAGGAAACGCTCCATCTCTTAGTGTAGTTATCAATGGTAGGTCAGACTTGGCTGGGCCTTTGGCTCAGTTGTTCTTGGCGCGCGATGGAACTGTTTATGTGGTCAGCAATGGTGTTGCGTGGCACGCGGGACCAACAATTGACGATTCTGTGTATGGAAATTCGTGGGCGATCGGTATTGAGGCCGAGAACACGGGAACACAGCCGTGGCCTGATGTGCAGGTCGATGCGTACGCGAAGCTGTGCGCTATCCTCTGTGCTCATTACGGGCTCTCAGTAGACCGTGTGAAGGGCCACAAGGAGATCTGTAAGCCTCTCGGCCGTAAGGTCGACCCTGCTGGTCTACCAGGAGATATGAACGGACTGCGCGACAGGATTCGCGCGAAGATGGCAAGCCCTACAAAGCAGCGACTATTGGATGGAGATTCAAGCGTGAAGCTACCTGTTGCTATGGACACAAGTATTGAGAGCATTTCTTTGCCGCCGCAGGCTAAGGTGCGTTTGGTATTCTCAGCTAACACTACAATCTTCGGCGGCCTAATCGAGTTCTGGGGACCAGCAAAGAATCAGTTGCTTGGAACCTATGACTTGGAGAAGGGCTGGCGAGGCGAGGTAAATCAGGGTTATCAGATCGATGCCCCGCTTGGCAGCACGAAGGCCAAGATCAAGTACTCGTGCGCTAGTGAAGTTGATGTCTACATTCAGGCAATTGCCTGATAGAATGAGGTGAAAGAATGTTCACTGTAGCATTTTGGAAGGACGCTGCCATCCGTGCGATTCGTACGGGCGCGCAGATCCTATTGGTTGCTCTTGGTGCTGATGGCGCCGGGATCGTTGGCCTTGACGTTGGCAGCACGGCAGCGCTCGTGGGCGGTAGCATGCTCGCCAGTATCCTGAACTCTGTGGTAATGCCTCAGCAGGATCAGAAGGACAAGAAGGACGACGTCACTGTAGAGTGACAAACACAAAGACCCCGTATCGTGTGATACGGGGTCTTTGTCATTCCTGGATTCCTAGCGCCTCGTACAATGACCCGAAGGCACTATCGAACAATTTCCAGGCGCGCTGTAGTTCAGCTTGATCCACACCTACAGCGCCTTCGAAGGAGTGCATGATCAACTCCACTCGGCTACGCGTGCGTTCGAAGTCGAACAAGTACATATCAGTGCTGTGTTGCGTCATCTTCCTCCTCATCATCCTCAGCAAGAGCATTGCCGAGCGCTTCCAAGCCCTTCGTGATGAGCCACAACACGCTGAAGATCACGGCCATGATGATGAACGCCGCCACGCTGTACCCCAACACTACAAAGGGCAACGAAAGCATGGCAATGAACATCAACAGTGTGACGCAGCCGCGCATCGTGACTCCTTTCCTGTTACTTGATCCACATATCTTCGTCGATTAATGTTTCCTCAGCTTCGAGGATGCCATCAATTAGGTCGTACGGATCAGGTTCTTCATCGTACACTCACGCCTCCATCAGCTTGATCACGCGCACAGCTTCCGAACCAAGATCATCGATCGACCCTGAATTGGATACTACACCATCAACGGCGATCGTGTCAACCCCCGTATCCGAAATGTGATTGTTCACGGGTTCGAACCCTGGACGTGTGACGCGGAACACCTTGCCGCCCCACGATCGAATCAGGTCAGCTTCATTCTGGAACCTGACATCCGTCACGACTACGTTCGTGCCTTCGGTGATCAGCGGCCAGATCTTACCTTGTGCTGCCCACACCCACGCATCCTTATTGACGATGTTCCTGACAGCCTCCGTACCAAGCTTCTGCAAGTACGACCGCACGTCAGGAATCTTCTTGGCATCGTCCCACCCAAGACGTCGAACTACAACACTGAGAAGCTCGAAGTCATACCCTCGTGTGGGTGACGGTGTTGGGGCGAGGATGTAAGGGTCAAGCACCAGTGCCATTTCCTTAACAGCGTCCGCGAACCCTACGCGCTCGTAGCCGCCACGGAGACGCAGGGACTTAGCAAAGGTATCCTTGCCGCTCCCTGCATATCCCGTGAGACCTACGAGCTTACCGATGGTCACTTGTACCTCTCCTTCCTTACCATCTTGCTCTTGCCGGTGGGCGAGACCAAGCGCACCATGTTAGGCTGCGTCTTCTGGATCGCAACCTTCATCTTGTCACTGACCTTGTTCTTGAGCTTGCGCCGACTGCCGTCGTTGTGCTTACTCTTGTACCCCACCAACTTACCACGCAGATACTTCTGTTTCAACGGGATCAACATCACGACCACCTGTGTCCTGGCTCATCCCAGCGCGCGTGAATCCCTTCCAACGTCCACTCCTTACCTTCCATTGAGCTACCAGTCTTCTCCTTGAAGTGCTTCTTGCAGATGTTACCACGCTTGGTGCACTTGCCGCCAGAGCATGTATCCTTAGGGCGCTTCTTGATGGCTGTGTTCTTCACAGTGCGCTGGATCAGCTTGGCTGTTTCTCCAGTGCGTGAGGTCTTATTGTTAATGCGCTTGATCTTGCGCATTGCTTCACCCTTGCTGGTACACCACACTTCCTGACGTTTGTTCGTGCGGTAGCCGTACTCAGTGGTGTTTCCACCGAACAGTCCCATGTCAATTCCCCTTCCTCTTCGGAACAGAACCCCATTCAATCCACGCGTGCTTCACCTTGGGTTCGCTCGCCTTGGTCCTGCGGAACCCCTCAACTGTAACACGTCGTGTCCCGGGAGGGAAGGTTTTACCACCCTTCTTCCCGGAGTGCTCTTCCCACCTTACCTTGTGATTTGCCATGCTAACAGCATAGCATGTCACTTCCCGCGGTGCAACCCCTGATACTTGCAACTCGTCTTGTGCAAACCGCCAGGGCAAGCACCACACTTACTACAGTGCGCGTTTAGCTTCTTGCCACACTTGAAATGTTCCCATGTGTGCTTACTCATACTGACCTCACTTTCTATGTCAATAATAAAGACCCCCGCAACCTCCTAATTTGAGAAGTTGCGGGGGCCTTCTTGAGCCCCTACGCGGGCTCGAACCGCGTACTCCTGTTTACAAGACAGGTGCTTTACCACATAAGCTATGAGGGCAATGGTACACTACATGTGCCCCCGGCAGGAATCGAACCTGCGACATCCTGATTAAGAGTCAGGAGCTCTACCAACTGAGCTACGGAGGCAAAGCGCCATGCGTACACAGCGCCGAGTTTGTTATGACAACAGATCGGACATGCTACCTGAGATGGTCTCAGTCTTCTCATCACCATCGTTCGAGACGTAGGTCACAACGATCTCGTGGACAATGTAAGAGCACGTCTCACAATACCCAATGTCGTATGAGTCTTCGTAGAATGACTTGACCTCAGCCAAGTCCTCCACTCCATACTCATCCTTCAGGATTTCGCCGAGGAACGACAAGAACCTCTTCTGAACGTCCTCCCTCATCTTGTTCCCTCCTTTCCTTCCTACGCCATTTCATGAAGTTGTACACTCCAATGGCAATCATCGCCACGTTCTGTAGCAAGAATCCTGGCTGCCCTGTCATCACAGCGTACACGATGAACCCTAGCTGTGTCAACACCAATAGCACCCAACCTGCGTTGAGTCCCTTCCCTGTACAGAACGCACTCGATACATTACCCGCTGCAAGTAGCCAAGGCACCCACTGCATCGGATCAATCACGGCGACGAGTACGTTCCTTCTTCACGCTTTTCGTCATAGCAAACTTCTTGGCTTCGCTCTCAATACTGTTTGCCTTACGAAGCGTCAGGTTATCGTGTACGATTTCATCGCCTGTCTTCAACTTAACAGTGACCTTCCAAAACCACTGATCACCCCATCGTTTAACCATTTCCCTCCCTACGTTGGAAACTCGCCCGGGAGTCGAACCCGGCTATGTACCTTTGCAGGGTACCACATAACCGCTCTGTCAGCAAGTCTTATCTTCCGGGCTTGCGCTTTAGTCCTAGCGTCATGCCACAGTCTTTGCAGATAGTCTCGACGTAGACCTTACCAGTCTTAGTCTTCGTGTGCAAGTGAGGACACTCAGGCTTCCGGCCCTTGATCTTGTGACCCATCTTCCTCTTGCCACCTTCCGTTGACACGAACCTCCGTACGGAAGTCCTGTTCGCGTTGCATCATGCGCTCAACCTCAGCCTCTGCGCGTCCGATGCCGTACATCCTCATCTGAATGTACCGCTTGAACTCTGGCGTGTCAACCATACGTTTAAAAGCCAAACGCTTATTTTGCAGTTGCGAACGTTCATCACGAGCTTCACCCCTAGCACCACTGTCATAATGAATAACCCGAACGCCAGTATCCCTCTTATTTTGGTTCTGTCCACCCTTACCACCAGCTCGGAACGTTTGGACTTCACAGTCGTTAATGCTCACACTAAATGCTAACTCAGACATGCGGAGAGGGAGGGAATCGAACCCCCAACGCCCTGAAGGCGCACACGGGTAGCAGCCGTGTTGCGGTTACCAATACCGCACCAATCCCTATGATCGACGATTGCGACGTTTCACAGCGTCGAGCTTTTTATCCAAATGATGCTGACATACCCACAGCGTTTTCCCATCACGGGTGAAGTGAGCAACACCATCACGGCCACAAAAATGAACTTCACATTTTTTATTTGACATGCGGAGCCTGAGGGAGTCGAACCCCCACATCCCGACTAAAGGACATCACGGTTTTCAAGACCGATAAGCACACCTATGCGAGACTCCAAAAATGTCAGTCGGACTTTCACCGAATGTGAGTAACTACAGACTTTCACTGCTTTCTCACAGCTTACTGACATTGCTCCCGGAGCTGGGGTCGAACCAACGTTACCTGATTCAGAGTCAGGCGTCCTGCCATTAGACGATCCAGGAATGTGAGGGTGCCGAGTCCTCGGTTTACGGCCGTCCCGTTCATGCTCAGGATTTTACGGGCAACTATGTTATCGCAGTACCGCTGAGAGGATTCGAACCTCCGACACGTGGCTTCGTAGGCCACTGCTCTATCCAAGCTGAGCTACAACGGTATGAGGCCGTGGAGGGTGCTACTCTGCCGGGCACCTTTGTTCACTTCGTCTCGGGGTTCCTGACAGCAGGATCATGAGACCGGGCGGCCTTCGCCCGTTGTATCCTTGGCAGGATTCGAACCTGCGACATTCGCTTTAGGAGAGCGACGTTCTGTCCCCTGAACTACAAGGATATGAGAACGGTCATAGGACACATCCCGAAGGAAGGGCGAAGCGCCACGTTCTCTGGTGAGGTATGCGGGTCTCGAACCCGCCCATTCTGGTTGGAAGCCAGATATGCCGCCATCAACATCTATACCCCATTACCTGACACCATTCCGATATTATGCCCAGCCTCGGAACAGGGCGTCTAGGTGTCATTGTCCCACCCCAGGGAATCGAACCCCACGAGTAGCGGTTTACAGCCGCGCTCTGCCACCAGGACGGTTGGGTTGTGTAAGCTTCATCTCCACGACTGCTGACGGACTTGAACCGCCAACCTCCGGATTCCCGTCCGGCGCTCTGCCAATTGAGCTAAACATCGCAATCCACTTACATTTTCACAACGCTTCATCAGGGGCCACCCAGCGCTAGGCTACTGTCTGATACATCACGTCGTTACGCCGTTCGAGAGGGAATCGAACCCCCGCAGCCACGGGCTTCAACCGTGCGCTCTACCGTCTGAGCTATCGAACGTTGACTGTGACACAGCGTGTCTTCCATGTCACAGTCCAGGTTTGAAGAACCTATGCAGTTGTGTTTAGCAATCCATCTCATTTTACTGTACTTTTGCACAGCGTACCGAAGGTGGGATTCGAACCCACACGCCCGCAAGGACACCTGATTTTGAGTCAGGCGCGTCTTCCGTTCCGCCACATCGGCATAGTGACCTAGGTCACAGTACTCCCCGTGGGATTCGAACCCACACTGGCTAGGGTCTAAGCCTAGTGCCTCTCCCAATTGGGCTAGAGGAGCATACCACACCCGAAGATGTGGTGTCAACTCAGAACTCTTCCTTGTCCTCTGCACCCTTGGCGGCGCGCTTCGGAGCGGCGTTGATCTTCTTGACACGGTACACGAAGTACCTCTTACCCTTCGGCTTACCCTGGAAGTCGATACTGATCACATCTCCGACCGCTAGGTCATCGATGCTGTTCAGCTCCTGCGCCAGGATAGTACGGAAGGCTGTGACTGTCAACTGCTCACCATCAACATCAAGAACAACCTGAGGGTGAGTCTTGTCCTCATCGTCAGTGTAAGTGCCGAGTTCGACAACCTTACCCTGAATCTTCTCAGGCTCCTGAGGGTTCCAATACTCCGGGCCTTCGTTCTTCTCAATGCCTAGATCATCCCAAGCACCCATTTGTGCTCCCTACCTTTCGTATCTCTTCTTACATTCTACATCATACCACATGACGTGGCATTTGTCAATTCTTCTTGTTCAGCTCAACATAATTGTAATAACGGGCACGTAGCGCTTCAAGATCTGCGCGCCATTCCAAACCCATGTCGTGTCGATCGTCCACTTCCAAAAGCATGTCGAGTGCCTTAGCAACCCAGCCTGCCAACAGCTGATCATGTACCACAGCCATTCCTAAAACCACCTCCTAAACGTTAGTCCGTCTTCCACCAACGGCTCCTCTACAACCCTATTTTGACGCAACTTCACATACTTGAATGCGCGTAGCATCGCCCTAAAATCAATCCACAGTTCGTTGTCAAACCTGAGTTCGTAAAGGTTCCAACCCTCAGGGCGCACCCAAAACACACGACTACGTTCGAACGCCAAGTTGTCCTGCACATTGCCGTCCTTGTCGTACATCTTCTCCGCCATGGCATACGCAATGTTCTGAAGCGCCACGCTGTCACGTGGTCCCTTCGCGTTCGTCTTGGCATCCACCATGCACAACTCACCGTCGATCAGCCACGCATTATCGTACGTACCTGCGTACCCAAACTTAGGCGAGAACACCATTGTCTCGTTGTGCAACGGCTTGACATCAAACTGCTCGTTCAATTCTTCCCAAGCCCTGCGCATCCACAACTGCGGATGTTGACCTTCCCAGCCATCGATTTCGGCCTGAGCACTATCCTCACCAACGATGAGTGCTTCCAATACTGCATGTGCTTCTGTACCGACGTCACGCGCTACACGCCATTCATCCAAGTACACATCATCGTTCTTGACCTCAGCCAAGTATTGAGCCTTGGTAAGGTCAGCCATGCGCTTCCTATTGTCGGCCAAGTACACAGCTTGCTTCTTCATCTTGGCCTTGTTAATGCCCTCCTTGTTGAGGACGTTCAGGATGCTCGTGACTCCTGCGTACTTCTCGCCTGATTCCTTGTCGATGTACCAACGATCACTATCATCGTCGTATTCCCTACGCAGCGTCATGCTCTGCCTTCCATAGTTTCACGTACTCTTTCGCTCTTTCCATCCTTACTACATCATCCCCTAGCAACCCGAGGGCAGTGTTGCAGTTTCCACACAGGAGCGAGCGCACTTTGCCGGTCACGTGGTCATGATCAACGACGAGACCATGGTCAAGTTCGTTTAACGTACGGTGACAGATCGCACACGCATAGTTCTGGATGAACAACATGCGGGCATACTCTTGCGGCGTCAGGTCGTACTGTGCTAGCCTACGCTCATGCGCACGGCACTCAACACAGCGAGCACACAGACCGTCACTGTTCTGACGATCCTTCGTAAAGTGCTCCAACGACAACTCCCTGCGGCAAGATGTGCAGGTCTTCAGGACCGATGTCGTAGTATGCTCCTCTAGCGTCACGTTGATGCTCTCCGTACTTGCGTCGTAGCGCGTCTAGTGCTACGATGTTCTCAGTGGGGGTCGTAACCGGGATTAAGTCACGAAGGTATAGTTTCATTTCGCCTCCATTCTATATGCGTGGAGTATACCATAGGGAGGATGATCATGTCAAATTCACTTGCTTACATGTTTGATAACAATGATATTTACCGCGACACACAGGGGTCCTACGCTTTTCGTGGAAAGGAATTGAATACGGTTGCTTCCTTGCTTCGTGTCAAGACGCCTAAGTCTAGTGTTGATCTTGCTAACGAGATGTCACGTGTAACGGGTGACCGAACCAAGCGACGGGCATGGACTGAGCAGGCTATCTATGCGGCTATGCGCCAAATCAAGCTACGCATTCGCGGTACGGAGTGGTTCTTGGTCTCCGGGTTTAAAGGATACACGATTACGCGGTCGCGTGAGTTGGCGGAAGAAAGTGCGGAGCGATGGATTAAGCACGGCAAGACAATGATTGAGAATGCAAAGGCTAGTGTTAAGTGATGGCAGGTAAAGGAGGCATGTTCAAGCGCTGCCCTCGGTGCGGTAAGGTTATCAAGCCTACAACTAAAGGTAATTATTGGTGCACGAACTGTAATAGGAAGGTGTGACGGTGGGGAAGAAAAATAAGGTGGGGTATAAGGAGCGATGCGCGGATTGCAGGCTTATGAAACTCCTTGTTTATGGGTCGAGTTTGTGCGCGGAATGTTGGATCAAGAGGACTAAGAATAAGGGTTGACGATGATCGTTTTATGATGTAGACTGTACGCACGTCCTCGCGCTGAGAGCGTCGCAACTTGTCCATATGGACATAAGGAGGAGTGCATGACCCTGCGTAAGCAGACAATCACAAAGATGATGCAAGAGGGGTGGGTTCTATTCCCACTTGCAAATAACTCGAAGCGCCCTCCCGAGGGAACTTCGGGCCACTTGTCATGGTCTCAGGTTGACTCTGAGGACTTCATGGACGAGCTGGAAGATGAACAGTTCAACGTCGGTGTGGTCACGGGCAAGGCAAGTGACATTGTCGTGATCGACATCGACCCGAAGCACGGTGGGTCGTTCGAAACCGTAACGGAATTGGCAGGTGAGAAGATTGCAACACGTACCCACAGGACACGTTCGGGTGGTCAGCACCTCATCTTCCGCTACCCGAGCGGCGTCGATCACATTGGGAACTCTGTCGGGCGTTTGGCCCCGGGAGTGGATGTTCGTGCCGATGGCGGGTACATCGTGGGACCTACATCAACTATCGACGGAGGACTCTATGAGGTCACGAACTTCGATGACGTCTCTGATCTTCCCGCGCGCCTGCTGAACAAGATCCTTCCCATCGACCGTGACGTTCCCGAATCTCACTATCAGTATCCTGAGGATCAGTGGGATGATGTAGTCAGGTGGCATCGCATGAATGTGCGCGAGGCTGCTGAGGCTGAAGAAGGAGCACGTGACGACACTGCGTACCGACTTTTGGTACGCTCGTTCCAGTTGAGCATGTGCGTCCCCGACTCCGTCCTCAATCAGGACATGATCGTGAACGACTTCGTCAAGAAGTTGCCATACACGCTGAAGGGATTGTCAGGCAAGGTTGAACGTGCCTGGCAGTTCGCCGAGGTTACCCCTCGACCCCATCCTAGCGTATCGATCCCTCCACGCGCAAGCGATAGCGAGGGCAAGACTACTCCTGGATGGATCAAGGTGACCGACTACACAGCTAGCGCAGAGGCGCTTGATGATGAACGTCTCACAGACGCTGGCAACGCCAACCGCCTCGTGGAGATTTTCCGTGACCGTATTCGCTATTGCGAGGGCATCGGATGGTTGATCTGGAACGGTAAGGTATGGATGCCTGAGAATGAGAACTCAGCATCAGTGTTGCAGATGGTAAAGGAAGCGCAGGAATGCCTTTACGAAGACCTATCGGAATTGATTAAGGAACAGAGGAGCGCCAAGCTAGCCAAGCAGCACATTCGCTACTCCCTTTCTCACACGGGCTTGCAGAATGCGATGAAGCTGATGCAGGCCACGTACACTATTCGCCTGACGGCTGAGGACTTGGACAGTCACAAGAATCTCCTGTCTGTGAAGAATGGTGTGGTGGATTTGCGTACGGGAATGTTGTATGAACATCGTCCTGAGTTGCACATGACACAGTTGATTGACATTGACTACGATCCCGAGGCTGTAGCGCCACGCTGGGAGCAGTTCTTGGAAGAGGTTATGCCGGACATGCCGGACATGCCTCCGTTCCTCCAGCGCCTCGTAGGCTATGGTGTGACAGGCGAGACAAGTGAACATGCCATGGCAATTCACTACGGAAGGGGTAGTAATGGAAAGTCAATCTTCCTGGATACTTTGCGATCAGTGTTCGGGAGTATTAGCAGCGTTACTGATTGGTCCTCATTCGAGCGTAAGCGCGATGGAGCAGGGGCAGCACGACCTGACCTGGTGCGATTGCGTGGTTCCCGTCTTGTCACGGTCAACGAGGCAGACGCTCGTGCATCTATTGACGAGGCGCAAATCAAGCGAATGGCCTCGGGTGACATGATCACGGCGCGCGCCCTCCATCAGAACGAGATTGAGTTCTACCCGAACTTCCTCTTGCAGATGGCGACGAACGCCAAGCCTGACATTCGTGGTGCCGATGAGGGTATTTGGAGGCGCGTCAAGCTAATCCCATGGCAGAGGTTCTTTGAGCCACACGAACGTGACCACGGTCTTGCTACAACTCTCCTCGGAGAAGCAGCAGGTATTTTGAGTTGGTCGGTACGTGGCGCGGTCGAGTGGTATGCGTCAGGGTTGCAGGAACCTGATCGTGTTCGCAACGCTACGCAGGACTATCGCGAAGCCACGGACATTCTTGGTGGGTTCATTGATGATGTCGAGCACGGCGGCTGGTTGGTACCGGAGCAGAACAAGAAGGTACCGAGCGCGTGGACGTTCACGTTGTACAAGAAGTGGGCGGGAACGCAGGGATACAGTGAGAGGGACATGCTCTCTCAGAAGGCGTTCAAGGCCGCTTTGGAGGAGCGTGGCTATAACACTAAGAAGACGAACAAGGGCGCTGTGTACCTAGGTTTGGCAGCCAATGATGATGTTACTGCGGTACGTCAGCACACTGCCGATGGAGGTGTGTCTCCGGACATGGCTGATGGTAACGATAGGGCTACGGTTCAAGAGATGTTCTGAGAGTAAGGGCACTGTCACTCTGTGTGATGGTGCCCTTCTTTCATGCCTGTAGGTGGTGACGGGAGTGACACTTCTTTTTGCTCCCGTCACCTCACCCGTCACCGATGTTGACCTGCATAAATACCCCTTCTTTATTGATTAAGTGACGGGAGTGATGGGTGTTATAGTTATTACGCGTATACGCGCCCGCGCATGGAGCTATACAAACAAAAGTTCAAAGTGACGTCTAAACCGTCACCCGTCACCATCCTTGACAGGGAGCGCTAGGCCGTGATACACTACGGGAACGTGTAACCCTGGCCTAAAGCGCCAGGCACGACCAATGAGAGTGAGACATGATCCGTTACCCTTACACGTTGGATGGTATCGAGTGCCAGATCAACGTGATCGAAGGGGACGAGGACGTTCGTGAGGCAATGCGCTTCATTGACGACCACGACCCCTACGAGCTAAGCGTTGACACCGAAACCACAGGGCTCGATATCTTCAGCCCTACCTTTCGCATCCGCACCCTACAGTTCGGCAATGCCCGTACCGCTTACGTCTACCGTCTATTCTCGGTGCGGCCGCGTGTAGTGATTGAGTTCTTGAAGCGCCTCTTCAGGCGTGGGGTGAACTTGCACAACGCTCCCTTCGATCTTCTCGCCTTCGATGTGACACGCTTGATGTCATTGTCACAGACCGAGGAGATGTACCACGACACACGTATCCTCTCCCATTTGCTCGACCCTCGTTCGAAGATGGACGGTGGTGTGGGGCACGGTCTGAAGGAACTGAGCGCCAAGTACGTAGACCCCAATGCCCCGGATACACAGAAGGACTTGAAGGAAGAGTTTCACAAGATTGGGGCCACGCTACAGACAGGGTGGGCCAAGATCGATATCAACAACCCACTATACCTTTTGTACGCTGGGCTTGACGTGATCTTGACACAGAGGCTGCACAACATGATGCGTGCGCGTGTCAATCGCGAGGGCTATGGACGCCTAGCGCGCTTCGAGCATGAAGTTCAGCGCGTCACTACACGCATGAAGCGCCGTGGCTTCCGTGTTGATGTCAAGTTCAGTGAGTACTTGGTGCGTCGGCTTGAGCAGGAGTGGGAGCAAGGCACCATGCGCGTGCAGGAGCTTGGTGTGGAGAACATGCAAAGCACACAGCAAGTGAGTGCGGCGCTATTGGCCCGTGGATGGAGGCCACAGGAGTTCACTAAGACTGGAAAGCCTAAGGTTGACAAGGCTGTCATGGAGAAGCTTGTCGAAGATGTGCACACTCCTGTTGATGTTCAAGAGCTATTGACGGCGATCATGGAGTCGAAGCGCGCCAAGAAGTGGAAGACGGCGTATGCCGAAGCCATGCTTAGCGCACGCGATTTCAACGACCACGTCCACCCTGACATCAACTCCCTTCAGGCGCGCACGTCACGCATGTCCATCGGGAACCCACCCCTTCAACAACTCCCGTCACGCGGCGACAATGCTTGGTTGATCAGGCGTGCCGTCATCGCCGACGAGGGGTATGTGTTGGGGAGCGCGGACTATGATCAGGTCGAGTTCCGTGTTCTTGCTGCTCTCGCTAACATTTCACAGATGAAGTACGCCATCAACAATGGCATTGATCTTCATGACTACACCGCTGAACTCGTTTACGGACCACAGTTCACGAAGTTCCAGCGAAGCATTGGGAAGGGCGTTGGGTTTGGGAAGGTGTTTGGTGGTGGTGCGAAGACTTTGTCACGTCAGACGGGCGCTGACATTGAGGACGTGAAGCACGCCATCCGCGAATATGAGCGTGCTTACTTCGAACTGCCCGCGTTCGCTCGTAAGTTGCAGAGCGAGCAGAGGATGAATGGTGGGTTCATCATCAATCATCACGGGCGCTACCTGCCGTTGGATGCAGGACGTGAGTACGCCGCCGTCAACTACAGTGTGCAGTCAATCGCACGCGATCTGTTGGCACAGGCGTTGATTGACCTCGCGCGTCAAGGGCTTGATGACTATCTGCTACTGCCTGTGCACGATGAGATTTTGTTCCAGGCGCCTGTTGACATTGCTCACGAAGTAGCGCATACTGTGGGGGAAGTGATGAGCGGCAAGTTCATAGACGTCCCGATCTCCGCCACAGGTGAGATCTATGGTAAGACGTGGGCACATGGCTACGTTTACACGGATGACGATGGCATGGTACGCTCTAAGGGCACTAAGAACCTAATCCCGGATTGGATGGAGGCAGCATGACTCAGTATGCGAAGGTGACTGTGAAGTTCCACGAGGGCCACGAGAAGGCGTTCGGGCTACTCCCGGAGGACGTCCTGTTCTACCGTGAAGTGACCGAAGGCGCGGGAATCGAGGTTCTTCATGTCTCGGGCGAGTGGCTGTACGCCAATACACAGGAACCTATTACCGAAATTCAGCAGAAGAGTACGTCGATCCCAGGCATTGTTGATGTGGTTGGGGTCAAGAGCAGTGGAGAGGAGGCAGAAGAGTGGGTGCAGACGCAGGACTGACACCGTACGACATTTACGAGTTGATCGATGAGTTCGGTCAGGAGTATTATCGTTGGAATGGTGAGTTGCAGATCATGGAGTGGTATAAGGATGGCGCTTGGGTGACACACGGCTGGACACCAGCCTCCCTGATGCGGTATCGTGATTCGTTCAGTGATGTGACGTTGAACGTTGTGACGGAGGATGAGGTGCGATGACATACTTGATCGTGGGAAGTACCGCTGCTCGGTATCATTTTGGTAACGAGTGGCCGCGCGAACCGAAGGATTTGGACGTGTTCACTGACGCTTTCCCTGAGTCGAATGCGGCAGGGATCGATGCGTACTGGGCACCCGAGTTTAGTCAGTTGTTCGGTAACACGGGACGTAACGCTACGGTGGCGGAGCTCTACACGATCAAAGTGTCACATGCATATTGGGCATTGAAGAATGGTAGTTGGTGGAAGCACGCGCAGGATATTGTGTGGTTGAAGCAGCGCGGGGCACATCTCATTCCTTCGATGCATGACGTCCTGTACCGAGTGTGGGAACGTGACTTCGGGAAGAAGGTCATTGACCTGAACATGGACAAAGCGGACTTCTTCGATGACGCTGTCCCCCGTAAGTGGGATCATGACTCCGTGCATTACTCTGTGGCATATGGTGATTACCCTCTGTACGAAGATTTTCTGAAGGATGGGGAGGAGATTGCCATGGACATGAAGAAGGTGTGGAGCGCCTCGTTCGAGACACAGGTCAGGTTGTTTCGTGAGGAGATTTATGCTACTGCACTGGAGCGCACGATGATCCCGACAGACTACCGTTTCTCGCCTCGTCGCGCGTACGCCATGGCGTTGCAAAAGACTGTGACGAACCTCACAAAGGGACGATCGGCTACGTTCTTAGTGGACAACCTTGACACATTCATGCAGCCGGACGTAGACTACGTGAAACGACACAAGGATAGGGCACACATGTTGGTGCCGCATCGTAGGAAGGGAGAGTAACAGATGGGTGATACGCGCTATACCACGGAAGAGGTGTTCGACGCTCTTTCTCTGGCGCTAAACGAGAATTGGGTCGATGACCCTGATGACCTCGATTGGGCTGAGGTCAACGAGGCGCTCAGCTACGGTGGGACGTTGGGTACGAAGCTGGGCACTTTCAAGGCCGTCTCAGAAGCGGGCGGCGAGGGTCAGGGTGATGACATTTGGTTCGTGTTCGAGGTGAAGGACACGGGTCAGTTGTTCAAGAAGAGTGGGTATTATGCGTCGCATTACGGGACTGAGTGGGATGGCCCGTTCGAAGAGGTCCGTGCAGTTGAGCGAATGGTGGTGTTTTACGAGTGAAGATTCAGATGGAGTTGGATGCGAAGGCTGCGCAGGCTGTTCTTTTGGCCATCGCTGGCAACAATGCTTCGTACAACGAGGGCTGGGCTTGGTGGGCACATGATGTCGCCATCAACGAGGGCTTCGAACACGGCAATGTGCGCGTAACAAAGATCCAGGAGTCTCTGGGAGATTACGACACCGCCGGGTACAACACTCAGGAGACTGAGATGGTGTGGAAGTTCGAATCTGGTGGCGGACAGTTCACTGATGAGAAGTTCTTCCAGTTGCGTGGCGAGTACACGTCGTACGACGGTGACGACTGGAACAACACCGTCAGGGAGGTGCGTCCGACCGAGAAGGTTGTGCGTGTCTTCGAGTACGTGCGCTAGGAAGGCACCATACTGGGTACATATTACACCCTACGGCCGTAGTTTATGGTCGTAGGGTGTGATTGTATCAACTCACATGTTGATCTTGTTAGATTTTAGTTGTAGGAGGTAAGTAATGTTGCACATTCGCTGGGAAAGCGCTGAGCAAACTCGAACTGGAGTACCTGTAATTGAGGAGTTTCACACTTCGAAGGACGTGACCATTGATCTTGGGGGTAATTTCCTTACGATCAAGACAGCCATTGGTGGACAGCTCTTGCTTTCCGTGCCGACGTGGCGTATCATTGACATCACGACAGACTGAAAGGAAAGTGAATGATCACTGTTACATACCGTGAACCCGGTGATTTCATGATTGATGAGAAGCCGGGCGCGGAGAAGAAGATCATCATCACTGCGATGCCTGCACGTGTTGGTGTTGAGGATGGCTGGGTTATTGTTCGTGACAACTTTGCGCGCGTCCTGTTCATGGTGGCAGCGCACAAGGTGATTGATGTACAGGGAGAGTACAAGGATGCCTCCTAAGGGGAAGCGTTACGTCGTCGAGATCAAAGATCCGATGCTTAATTCGTGGCGTGTTGTCACGGGTCCCATCACCACGACTGATGCCAATAAGGTCATAGGTTTGATCATGTGGGAGACACGGAAGCGAGAGGTTAAGGAAGATGGCTGATGAGTGGGTGCAGGCCAAGAACCTCGTCCGGCAACAGGTCGAGATCATGGTCAACGAGCTTGAGTCTCAGGCCCGGCGCATCGACAACCAGCGTGCTAGCATCGACGTGTTGCAGAAGGAGCGTGACAACGCCGTTGCTCGCATGAACGACCTGCCAACAATGCGTATGCAGTTCGACAACGCTGAGTTGAAGCGTCAGGTTCGCGAACTGACAGAGAAGAATGATCAGTACCGTGAGTACATGCGCCTAAAGGACAACGCCAAGATCAAGGTCGAAGGCCAGCGTGACTTTGCGAAGGATCAGGCACAGGAGGCGAAACGCATTTCACGTGTGCACGCTGACCGTGAGCGCTTCCACCTGTCGCGTATCGCGGAGCTTGAGGCGTTGAATGCCAAGCAGGCTGAGGCGTTCGCGGAGCTTGAGAAGAGGTCGGCGAAGAAGGATGAGATGATCAGACAGCAGAGTGCTGAAAACGGGCGCCTGTTGGAGGTCATTCGGCTTGGACGTAAGGGCATCGAAAGCGAGACGTGGTGATGGACGTTCCAGGAGGTGTGACACAAGGCAGTAAGATGTCACGCCCAGGGTGGGATGAGTACTTCATGCTGTTGGCGGAGCAAGCGTCGAAACGTGGCACTTGCTCTCGCCTTCAGGTTGGGGCCGTGGTTGTACAGAACTTCCGTGTTGTTGGTACGGGATACAATGGCGCTCCGAAGAACATCCCGCACTGTGAGCATTACGAGGACGCTCCGTGTGAGATCAGTGTGCACGCTGAGGTCAACGCGTTGCTTCATGCAAGGATGGATGAGGGCGCGTGGGGTCCTACGTCCATGTACTGCACGCACATGCCTTGCTTCGATTGCAGTAAGTTGATCTTGAACACTCCCATCACCTTGGTGTATTACCGTGAGTGGTATGGACGTAACGCAGGGCACGATTTGTTGTCGACAGGAGGTGTGCACATTGTCAGAGTTCCGTGACCGTATACGTCACAATGTTGTAACGGCCGCTGGGCATCCTTCGCGGGCATATGATATGCTCGTGGAGCTGGAAGCAGGGATGAAGAGCAAGATCATCGACTTCCCTGAGAGGGGACAGTTTCTTGATGGGATGGTAGAGATGTGGGCTCTTGTTTCGAACATGCGTAATGACATTGCGCAAGAGTATGGTTACGAGGAAGGAAAGTAACATGGAATTGTTCAGTGTGGTTGACAACGAGGGCAACGAGCTGAAGGGTGTGTCGCGGTTCAACAAGCGATTCTACTTCACTGAGAGTGTTGCCAAGGGCGTCGCGACGCAGTATAACAACATCACCGTGATCAAGAACGGGGAGGACGCGCAGCTCCAGGGCGCCCCGTTCAAAGTGAAGAAGTGGGAGGTTCAGGAGGCGTGACACAAATGCTTCCGGGCGCTGAGGATTGGGTGCCCGAGGATGAGACCCCCGATGCTCAGTTTCAAGATGAACTGGGCACGGGGAAACTCCCCACCACTTTGTATCGTATCGTCAATGAACGTGGGGAAGTCGAACGGAGTCACCACAGTACTGCGCTGAACAAGCCGTACTATGCTACGTTGCGTGGCGCTCGTAGCGCTGCAACATACATGCGTCGTCGCCTCGGTGTGGATGCGAAGGTACAGAAGGGAGAGGTTACATGGTCTTCGGAAAGCGATCCCCAGTGAGCCGCGAACTGCTCGGGTGGGTGAGTGTGGACAGTGGTACTGTCATCATCACGGACCCGTGCTACGTGGACGAGGGGTTCAGTTACGACGACATGCACAAGGCTTGGGGTGACTTCAAGCAGAACGCCATCAAGGGACCCGAAGGCTTGGGTGTCGTGGTGCAGACGGCGTGGGGCGACGGTTCGTACCCCGTGTACGCTGAGATTCAGGGCGACCGTGTGATGCGCGTCACCATCGAGTTCGACGATTACGATGAGGAGGAAGACGAGTGAAGCTCTGGCGCATCGTCGATCAGGATGGTAAGGTCTATCACAGCAACCGTTTCCAGGGGTACTACGAGTACGAAGACGCTGCGCGTAGAGCCTTGCGTCAACTACCGAAGACACGGTACGGTGGGTACGACTACGACCGCAAGGTTGCGAAGCCCCGCATCCCGATGACCTACACACTACAGGAGGCTGACGTCACATGGACATCATCGACATCTTCAACTTCTTCGCCTACCTCGCCATCTTCTTCAACATGATGGCTGGTGACGAGGAGTACGTTTACCTCTACAACCGACTGACCATCTTCCTGCGCGGTGAGTGATATGATGTCGAAGTACGAAAGTGACATGCGGGGGCGTATCGCCGCCGTGTTGTTTGAGACATTGGACATGGCTAATGTCTATGTCCATCGTCAGATCGTTGACTCACTGGCGCAACAAGTGTACTACGAGCTTGAGGATGAGCTTCGTGGACCAGCCTAGGGCGCTTGAGCGCCATCATCTGTACGTGATGCGCGACGATGTCCCGATCATTGTGGCCTTCTCGGTTGTGAGGTCACAGGTTCGGAGCATCGTCCGTGCATTCCCCCTTGACACGTGGTCGTTGTCGTGCGAGAGTGGTGGGGATGTTGAAGGAGATAGCGCAACGATCTTAAGGAGGTTCAGCCGTGGCCCATCTAACTGACCTGTTCGACATGCTCATGTTTCGTGAGATGCAGAACGCAGGCTTCATCAAGGTGCAAAGGCATCCTGAGTTTCCTGATCAGCTTGCAATTGCAAATTACACGCACAAGGCTCAGCAAAACTATCATTGGAATGCCGTTACGGAGCAGTGCCGTGGCTTGATCTACAACCCCACGACCCTTGAGGTTGTCGCGCGCCCGTTCCGTAAGTTCTTCAACTACGGAGAGGCGCAGGCGGACAAGATCACGGGACAGGAAGAGGTGACGGCGTACGAAAAGTTCGACGGGTCCCTCGGCATCGCGTATCCTCTTCCAGGGTATGATGAGGAAGTGTATGCGATTGCCACGCGTGGTTCGTTCACAAGTGAGCAGGCTGTGTGGGCAACCAACTACCTCACCCCAATTCGTGCCACCGAGCCGTGGCGCTTCCCGATGATCCCTGGCTACACTGACCTGTTCGAGATCATTTACCCCGACAACCGTATCGTGTGCGAGTACGGTGGGATGGAGGGGCTGGTGTATCTCGGTACGATTCACAACGACACTGGTTCGTTTCAGTTTGAGGACGACATGTTTGACGTGCGCGCGGACCCTGTGTATCACGGGAAGTTCGAGGGCGTGTTACAGATCAAGGGGCGCGAGGGTAAGGAGGGTGTGGTCGTAGTCACATCTGACAACCGACGTGTCAAGTTCAAGGAAGAGGAGTACGTGCGCCTGCACCGTATCGTGTCCAAGCTTTCTGAGAAGAGTGTGTGGGAAGCAATGGGTGGTCCGGACTTCGGTAGGGCACGTGAATTGGCACAGGACATTCCTGAAGAGCACGCGGCATGGGTTCTTGAGGTGGCACGGAAACTGCTTTGTGAGTTCGTCATCCAATCTTCTCAGGTCAGTGAACTGACATGGAATACGAAGAACATGACCTCGCGCAAGGAGAAGGCCGTGTTCGTGACGCAGAGTGGATATCCTAAGCACGTACAGTCAGCGTACTTTGCGCAGCTTGACGGCAAGGACAGCAGTGAGGTACTGTGGAAGGCAGTACGGCCCACGGAGAACGACGAAGGGGAGGAAGAGTAAATGGCGTACAAGCCTTACGGTATTCGAGTCTTTTATTGGAAGGGGACGAACATGGCTTCGTGGTTTAAGACGGAGCCGGAGCAGGAAGAGGCGTACAAGAAGTACAAGAAGAGGGTTAAGGACGAAGGCAAAGCGTCTGGTCGTGATGTGAAGTATGTGAAGAAGATCTACGCTTTCTGAGAGGAATGTGAATGACCATCGAACAATTGGTGAAGAACTTTATTGATATTGCAATGAGCGATGAGTTCGTATACAATACTGAGTTCATTCGTAAGGTGTATTCATCGGATGGGTTCGAAGTTTTTTCGTTGGCATTGAACGATGAGACACGGGATGTGCGTTACGTCAAGGTTGACTGGCGTGACAGTGATGTGCTAGCATTCGAAGTGCGCCCTGTTACGGTGCTGAAGACAGAGTATCGGAGGGTGTGATATGCCGTTTTACAAGACACGCACGGTGGTTCGTGACTGTGAGCAGTGGACTGGTGACAATGATGATTTCCTGGCTGAGAAATTCGGTCTTGACATCCTCTTCACTCTGCCTGAGAATGGTCACCAGCTTAAGTGCAGCATCTACGTGGCGGCCAACGACGAGTGGTTGAAGATCGAAGTTGGCGAGTGGATCATTCGTGACTCCCTCGGAATCTATCCATGCAAGGACGAAGTGTTCCACGAGAAGTATGAAAGGCTGTGATGACATGACTCTTTACATCTTCCGTGGCCTCCCTGGTTGTGGCAAGAGCACGAAGGCCAGGGAGATGCAGAGGGATATTGGTGGTAGGGTTGTAGAGCGTGATGAGGTGAGGTACATGCTCTATGGTCGATACACGGACTGTGACGAGAACTTGGTCACGAATGTGCAGCACGCTTTGATCGAAGAGGGACTGCGCATGGGTGAGAATGTGTTCGTATCGGACATGAACCTTCGTAATCAGTATGTGCAGGCGCTGTACAGCATTGCGTGGCGACACAACACGGACGTGTCCGTCGTGGACATGACCAACGTGCCTGTTGAAGAGTGCTTGACGCGCAATCTTTTTGAGGAGCGCATCATCAGGAACAAGGCTGTACCGCAGCACGTCATCACTAACAACTACCAACGGTTCATCAAAGGCAAGCCCTACCCCTTGCCGTTTCAGTTCACGGGTGCTAAGCTTCCCACGAAGCGTTACGAGAAGTATGTGCGTGACGAGACGAAGCCCGCCGCGATCATCGTTGATGTTGATGGTACCGTGGCGCGCATGGTAGAACGTGGACCGTTCGATGAGCACTTGGTCATGACTGACGAGAAGATCGACGGCGTGATCAACATGGTTCAGGTAGCATTCTACCAGGGTATTGAGATCATCTTCATGTCCGGGCGTACAGATGGTTGTTACGAGGACACGCGACGGTGGCTGAATTTGGCCATGCCGTGGCTGGACAACGACTTCGAGTTGATCATGCGCCGTACGGTGGAGGATCGTGGTCGTCCTGATGACGATGTCAAGTACGATCTGTTCAAGTCCAGGGTTGAAGCAGACTACAATGTGTGGTACGTTCTTGATGACAGGAACAAAGTCGTGAAGATGTGGCGTGAGATCGGACTCACGTGTGCGCAGGTAGCGGAAGGAGATTTTTGATGGCGAAGATTCGAAAGTTTCGGTGGCCCTCGGGGGATGGGTTTGACGTGGTGGGAGATGATGTATATTATTTCGAGAATGGAGAGCGAGCCAGCCTAACTCTTGACTGGACCGTGCCTGAGCTTGAGGGTTACGCCAGCATCAGTAGTGACCCACTGAACGAGGTCATTGCGAAGGTTCGGGCGGAGGTGCACAACACACGTGTCCTGTTGGTGGATGGTGATGTCATGGACATCGAGGATGCAAAGGAGTTGTGTGACCAGCTTCAGCAGGCCATCGCTGAGTTCGAGGGTGAGAACACCGCACCGGTGACACAGAAGATTGATCGTAACCAGCGAACGTCTCGTGAGGAGCCCGACTTCCCGGGTCAGATCTTGGTGAAGGGCACGTGGACTTCTCCGGACGAGGGTGATGGTTGGGTGCGTACGTCCTTCGCCACTGAAAAGCATCAGGATCCTGACAAGCGATTGCACCTGAAGTTCAAAAAGGACACCCTTCATTCGATTGTCAATCGATACGATAGGAGTTTTGGCTGGTGAAGCTGTTGATCATCTTCTGCATCCTAGTCATTGCGGCCGTGGTTGTTGGGGGTTTGATCGCTGGCTTCGTGTATGGTATCGTGAAGAGAGGTCGCGAGTTGAACAAGGCTCATGACCTCCTTCGCGAGATTCGTCAGCAGTCTAACCTGTGGAAGGATGACGAAGGCCCCTTCGCTGAAGGCGTTCGGCAACGCTTGAACACATTCTACAACGACTGAGAGGACTAACACATGAAGATTGGTATGAAGGTTGGGATCACGGCGGCAGTGGCAGGCATCCTGGTGACCGGATGTTCTATTTCAAACCCCGACTCGTCTCACGTTGGATTGCACTACACCAATGGAGCGTTCTCGGATCGGAACTTCGAGTACTGCGTTCAGCCAGGCAACAAGCAGACTGGTGGAGCGGGGGATGATGACTTCTACTACCCTGCGGGTCAGCGCTCGTTCACGTTCGCAAACCGTGAGGGTGCCGACATGCCAGCGCTTGGTGTCAACACCGCTGGCGGGCAGGTTGAACTGGTGCAGGAGGGTCAGTTCACGTTCCACATCAACACGGACTGCACGCCGTACAAGGACGCACAGGGCAAGGAGTGGAAGGGCGGCCGACTCCAGAAGCTTCACGAGACTCTGGGCAAGCAGGCGAACGCATATACCACAGACGAGGACAAGGACAGCGGTGAAGGATGGCGCGGGTTCCTCGTGCAGTACCTCGGTGGTGTTGCAAACAAGGCTGTCGACAACGAAGGCCAGAAGGACCAGTGGATGGACCTGTTCGGTAAGGCCGATACGCGTGCAGCGTGGGAGAAGCGTGTGAAGGAATCGATCCCGGGCCTGATCAAGACGCAGCTTGGTGATGACCTGATCATCATCGATGCCGTTCAGTTGCAGACTCCGCAGGTTCCTGAGGCAATCAAGACGGAGATGCTCAACCAGCAGGCTGCCGTGCTACGTAAGACCACGAGTGAGCTGGACAAGAAGAACGCTCAACAGTTCTCTTCGTTCCAGGAGTACCTTGCTTATCAGCAGGCGCTCGCTGTCAACGAAGCGATCAAGCAGGGCAAGGCGAACATCAACATCTCGACGCCTGGTCAGAGTATCATCGTCGGCGGAAAGTAGTCCTTGACGTAGGAGTGGTGTTCGGTGTACTGTACAGACAGAACAGCGAACACGGCTCTATATTAAGGAACATGAGAGGAGATTGAACATGGCGCAGATCAGTAAGAAGGTGATGGGTGTTGTGGGAGTTGTTTCTGTCCTGGGAATCACGCTCACTGCGTGTGGTATGGGTACGAAGATCTCTTCCCCCGACCCCACTTCGGACACCATCCAGAAGACTCCCGTTAAGGGTGTTGTCGGGATGCCTGAGGGTTTTCGGAACGTGGCGTTTGGCTGCAATCAGTACGGTGACATGATCTTCGTTACGTCACGGGGGAGTGACATCGCTGGTGGTCCTAATGGGGGTGGCCTCGGAAGTGGTGTGTTCGTGGTCCCTGGGCACAAGGCATGCGTGAAGTAACGGTGGCGGATAAGCAGGGGCACTGCGTGACATGTGGTGCACGAAGTTTGGAAGCTCACATCCGAAAGATTCAACGTGGTTTTTATGCGCATCCGTACAAACCGAAGTGGAAGGAGAAGAAGTAATGGGTGAGAAGGTCGTTATTGATCTTGATCAGGCGCTGAAGTTGCTGCTCGATGCCCGTGAGGAGCGAGGGTACGATTACATTGACCCAGGATCCGAAGAGGGCCGTGGATGTTACAACGTGATCAAGGATTACACGGACGACGAAGGCAACAAGCTTGACGAACCCGTTCTGTGCCCGTCGTGCATTGCTGGCACCGTATTTTCTTACGCGGGTGTTCCGCTTGAGTTCCTGTACAAGCACAACGGTACGGTGAACAGTACGGTGCGGGCAATCGCGGATGATCTGACGGAAGAGTTCGAAGTCACCCCCGAGGCTGCCGCGGTCCTTCGTGTTGCTCAGCGCGCTCAGGACAAGGGTGAGTCGTGGGGAGCAGCAGTGGAAGCGGCACATGACATCGCTGCTGCGTTTCGTGGAGAGGAGCACTGACACATGGCAGAGTTGACGTTCGAGGCGTGGCCGAAGATCCCTCGTTGGGCCAACGACACGGTCACGGTGACGGAGAAGATTGATGGCACCAACGCCGCCGTGATCATCTTGCCGTACCAGATCGATCATGAACCCATGATTCAGGATGGGTACGCAAAGGTCTATGCAAGCGAGGACGACCCCGATGCTAAGGGCTTCACGTTCGCTACGCAGAGTCGCAAGCGCTTCATCAAGCCGGGCAAGGAAACGGACAACGCAGGGTTCGCGCAGTGGGCATGGGACAATGCCATTGCCTTGATCCAACTTCTTGGGTATGGTAAGCATTACGGTGAGTGGTGGGGACGTGGCATTCAGCGAGGTTACGACCAGGAAGGGAAGCGCTTCTCCCTCTTCCGCCCGTGGCGTTACGAGCACCTCGCCCTTACCGATGAAGTTCCCGGGTTGGGTGTGGTCCCTACGCTTTACACAGGCGGTTGGGATGGGTTGACAGTCTCGGAAGAGATTGATAAGCTTGAGAAGCAAGGCAGCAAGGCAGCGCCAGGATTTATGCTCCCGGAGGGGGTCATCATCCAGAGCGCCCTGGCACAGAGCACGTACAAGGCATTTACTTGGGATGATGGTCGTCCTAAGTCTGAAAAGGAAGGACGATAATATATGTGTGACACTTGCACGATCGCCGAGAAGATCGAAGCCTACGGTGTGCCCGGCGAATTGCTGGATGAACTGGCGGGCAAGATCAGTGAAACTGTCCAGGACCAGGTTATCGAGCGCCTGACCGAAGTGCACGATCTCATGGTTGCTACGATCATGGAGCAGGATGGTGTGCGGGAGCTTCGCTTGAGCGGCCCGAAGGTTCGTGAGACTTCCGCGAAGATGGGTACGGGGCGCCTCGTGCTGAAGGGTGACGAGACCGCGAACGGCGAAGAGTTCGTGTACACCTTGACCGAAGACTTCTCGAAGCCTGAGCACCACCGTCAGGAAGACGAGTTCGAGGCTTTGTTCCGAACCCTGTTCGAAGACTGATGTAGAAATTGTTAAGGGGGTGCTCTCAGGGTGAGGGTGCCCCTTTTGCAATTCTCTATAAAATTTTTGACAGAGTTTGAAAGGGGATTTGATGTCGAAGAGGATGCGTGCTACAAAATACGAGCGCGTACGTACAGGAGGCGCTAGGACGCAGCAAGGGCTACCTGATGATATCAAGGCTCAACTTACCTATTGGACAGCGTACATTGAGTTTTTGGACATGATGTGTGAAGACCCTCGCTTCTTGTGGCTTGAAAAGGAATTGGAGTTGTGGGAAGATGCCTAAGAGCGTTAAGAAGGAACCTCGGAACGTTCATACGGCTGATTGCAGGGTTTGGACGAGAACGTGGGGCAAGTGCAATTGCAAACGAAAGGGGAACTAGCATGGCGCGATACATTGATCATCGTCAAGCACACGATTACTCCAATACGGATTGGCAGCGCGTAGCAGCATTCTATGGTTTTGTTATTGGGCTGTTGCTCACCAAAACTGGCCCTGTGACGATCTCACAGGAAGACATTGACCTGTATGGTATGGCACGCCTCAGGCCGTTCGTCGAATCCCACGATGACATCGCCGGTATCAAAGCATACCTTCTCGGTGAAGACGAGTGGCCCAAGGAAGATGTTCCTGTGTCACCGTGGCGTGTATGATGCTATGTAGCCTTGTCACGTACCTTCAAAGGTGCTACACTTACGCAAGACGACAAGAGCGAAAGGTGCGTGAGATCCGTGAAGCCGAACGAACGAGCAAGGCGCTCCGTGGAGTTGCGCAGGTCAAACGCGTCCGGAGTGATGAAGGACCGCCGAACTAAGCGTAACCGTACGCGTGGGACGCAGCGTTATCGTGCTATTAGCGAAAGCAGAGAGGGTTGATAATGCACGAGCACAAATGGTACATGCTGAGGACGGAAAAGCCGTGTAAGAAGTGCAAAAAGACCACGCGCTCTGTGTGGAGTTGTAAAATTCCGGGGTGTCACAAGAGGAAGAATGAGAAACTTTGTTGTAGTTGCGGATAGGAGGCGCCGTGGGAACTCGAATTGATATTCGCAATCACAATCATGAATGGCGATTGCTGCGCATGGACAAGAAGCACAATAGGTGTAAAATGCCGCGCCGTAAGGTTTGGCAGTGTACGTACATTGGGTGCGATGGTCGGAAGTATGAATCGATCATGTGTCCGTGTGAGAAACTCCCGGGGAAGGAAAAGAAGTGAGGTAAGATGAAGGCGACATGTGGAGGATGCGATAACACGTGGGCAGGAGAGACACGCAGAGCGCATTGCTCCGCATGTCACCGGACTTTCTCCAACATCAAGTCGTTTGACGTGCATAGGTATGGCGACATGAAGCGACGATGCCGCGATCCACGCATCTTGGGATTGACCGAAACAGACGGGACGTGGTATGATGTGCAGGATGAGACGAGTGAAGACGCTTGACATTCATATGAAGGAGGTGGGGATGAACTATCATTGCCGATCGTGCGGGACATCAAAGCGTACAGCGAAGGCTATGGATGCCCACATCATTCGATGTGCGAAGCGTATGGCGCGCAAGGACAAGAAGGACGCGAAGAAGCGACAGAAGGGAAAGTGACACATGGCAACATATCGTAACAAAGAAACAGGTGATGAATTCATCTCCGGAAACTTGGCGTTGGCCTTGTTCATGGTGTTTGTGTTCATCTTCACTTTCGCGGGTGCCCTTGCAGCTATTCCGGCTGTGTTTGGCCTGATTACTGTGGCTGTGGCAGTTTGGGCTGGAGGGGCTGTGTTTGCACTGTACGGTACGTGTGCCGCATACGTTTACATTCGAAAGACGATGAAGATCGATGACTGAGGAAGAGGCTTTGGAGCGCGTTTCCGCCATCGGGAGCGCGTTTGCCAATGACTTGAACGATGGTGATGACGAAGTATTGTACGAGGGTGCCGTCGTAACATGGAACCAGGGTCATGCCTTCCTGACGTATGTGGCCACCCTTGAAGACGGTGGCGATGTTGCGTTCCGTTGGGTGTTGATTCCCGTGGACGAGAGTGGGGTGCAGCAAGGTGAAGATTGAGGTTGTGGCGCGTACTACGATCGATATTGACACGATCGGACAGTACATGGAACTGGACTACTCGTCTACTGGCGCGGAGGACTTGGCGGAGTTCGCGGGGCGTGCGTGTTATCAGAGCTTTCACAGGCCCAATGCCCTCACGCGTTACAACGATGCCTACCTCGCCAACATCCTCGTTCAGGGGCACGAAAGTGTGCTTGAGCACGCCTCTGTATCATTCTACGTTCAGGGTGTATCGCGGAACATGCTTCTCGAACTCGAACGTCATCGACACCTTTCCTTTTCGGTGATCTCGACGCGTTTCGTGAACAGTGAGCACACTGAAGTTGTGATCCCACCAGCACTGCGTGGAGACGCGCTGGCAGAGTACGTGATCATCGAACAGGCTGAGGCGTCACGGAAGGCGTACGTGGCTCTGTACGAGAGGCTGACGTTGGCAGGGAAGACGCGTAAGGAGGGCCGTGAGGCTGCACGCGTGGCGTTGTCAGGGAACCTTGAGACGAAGTTCGTCGTCACAGGGAACATGCGAGCGTGGCGCGACGTCCTGAAAAAGAGGTACTCTGTGCACGCGGACGCTGAGATTAGACAGTTCGCTGAAGGTGTGCTACAGTTGCTTCGTGAGGAAGCCCCGAACATCTTCCAGGACTTCCCTACGACCCCGTTCGAGTGAGAGGAGTGTAGATGATATACGAAGAGCTTACTCCGGAGGTTCGTGCCAACTATGGCAATTTGATCAGCGCCAAGGATGACAGCCCGGGGTGCATACGTCGTAGACGTCTGCTCCTGAATGACCCCGATTATTTGGACAAGAGGGAGTTCAATGCGTCAGCACGTAGGTGGTTTATGGACAGCATTGCTGATGATAGTGACATGTGCCTTTGCACTCCCGACGCTCGTGCTGTAGTCTGGAGTGAGATGATGGACGCAGGGATTGGTCCACATGATGAGTGGTTTGAGCGCTCCGAGCGGTCTCGCGATCATGACCTGGCTGTTTTCTTGGCAGAAGCGCGTGTGGACACGGAGCGCTACCGAAGGTATATGGACAGTTACGAAGTGTAACATGTAACAACGGGTATAGGAGGTTGGAGATGCAGGTTCCTACGATTCGCGAAGTTTACACCATCGACCCCAACGGCCACGTCAAGGGGAAGGTGAAGATGTTCGAAGTTGTCGATCTTTTCGAGCCCTTCGAGCTGGAGCCCATTTATTCGGGGTACACGGAGCGCGAGGCTGAGGGATTCATCCTGGACTTCTTGGAAGGAGCATGATATAGTGGTAGAGCACATTGGGCATTGGGAAGAACACAAGCTGCGCGAGGTTTTGGTTGGTCGCAAGATCGTTAATGCTGAGCGCAAGGGTGACGGCGAGTTCGATGGTACGTTGACGTTGGACGATGGTACAGTCCTCGAACTGGAGGGTAACGATGGTGGGTGTGCGTGTTCGGCAGGCTGCTATTACTTGACAAATATTGCGAAGGTGGACAACATCATCACCAACGTGACCATCTATCAGGACCCGGCGGAGGACGACGGTGAAGGTGCGGGTGTCTACGAAATCTACGTGATCGCAGACAACGAGCAGATCAACGTGGCACGATTTCAGGGTGACGACGGGAATGGGTACTATGGTACGGGGTTCTCGATTTCTGTGTTCCCGCCCAGGAAGGAGGGGTAAGTGCCTTATCAGCTCGACGAAAAGCAATTCGGCACCAATGAGGACTATGGTGACGGTGAGGAGAAAAAGCATTACCTGAAGGTCTTCAACGAGGACAAGGAGAATCGTGACCTGACGCTATTGGTGAGAGATGACGATTGGCAGACGCATGATGGGAAAGACTTCCTCATGTACAAGGCGGCTGCTGTCAGTATCTCACGTGAGGATGCTCTGGCCCTAGCTGCGTGGATCAACGAACGGTTCAAGTGAGAAGAGCCCTGCTTGCCAACGCGGTGAGCAGGGCTTTTCCATCTCCATACAGTATCTCGGTATGGAAGATGAATTGATGCTTGACGTGTTCGTCCCGGGAACTCCGGTGCCACAGGGATCATTGGCACAAGGTCGTAACGGTCAGTTGTATTGGAGTAACACAAAGACACTACGACCGTGGCGTCGTGCTATGACTGAAGTCATTCAAGCGTTTATGCCACGTGACCTCGGTGATGGGTATGATGACGGGGTCAGGGTAGTGCTGAGGTTTTATCACAAGCGCCCCGTGTCAGTCAAGAGGAAGCACAAGATTACGGCTGGGGACCTCGACAAGTTGACACGTGCAGCGTTGGACTCGTTGACCGATAGCAAGATCATTACAGACGACAGTCGTGTTGTTGCATTGGAGTGCTCGAAGGAGTATGATGATCTTCATGCGGAAGGTGTGATCATTAAGGTGTACAAGCTCCTCTGAGAGGACGTGACATAATGACAGAGTGCTCATGCAGGTGTCTCAGTGATTGCCCATTTGGGTGTCATGCAGACCATGAGAATGATGAACGAAAGGGTGGTGAGTACGTTGGCCGACCCAACGAGGATTGTGGACACGACAGCTCCTGTGTACGCGGCAGCGATGGAGGAATCGTGGGACGATATGACGGAGGAACGCAAGCGCCTTTGGAGGGCTTTGGCGTATAACGTTTACGAGGCTCACGTGAAGAACAAGCTCGGTGGGTTGGATGCGGCGGTTGAAACGATCGAAGCCGTGCAGACAGCACCGAGTACCCCAAAGTCGTGGTTGAGGGGTGTGCAGGAAGCTAAGAACTTCCTTATGTTTCGTATTGCGGAGTTGAAGGACGACATTGAGACACGCGTAGAGGTGCCTGACACGGTCCCTGACGCCCTCGACATGCCCGACCCATACAAGGACCTTCGAGCGGGCGATGCAGTGCCTGAGGAGCTTCTAAACGGCACCGCGTGTGGTGCCTTGCACGAAGACAACTGGGTGTGTACGCGCCCACCTCACCCCGATCATTGGAATCATTGGGACAGCGATATGGGTGAGTATGGGGACGATGATGAGCTGCGCCCCGAGCTTGAAGGTCGCATCCTGGCCACCTGGAGGCAGGATCAGAGGCTTGACACCCTGCACCCTGCGCTAGGGGACTTGGATGATGAGTGAATATGTGAAGATGAAGTGTTACACATGCACAGGTGAGTATGACGATGCTGGATATGGATTGTTGATGTGCATTGAGGGCATCGTGTATGGTCCCTGCGAATACCCAGAATGTGGTGGAGTGTGCGAAACTACAGGCACCTGTTCTTGCACTTGTCATGACTGAGGAATAAACGCACGATCACCCTTGTTCAGTTAGAGTGTACGTTCAAATGAATGAACGTGCGCTCAGATTGAATAAGGGTTTTCTTTTGAGAGGGAAGACATGAGCATTATTGCAGCTAAGTATGAAGAGCTAGACAAGTATTTGCGTAGTCGCGCATATGCATGGCGTGCTGACGCCTCACGCATTGATGACATCGTGCAGCAAACCATTATGCAGTTGCTCGAAGAGGAGGAGCGTAAGGGTCCGTTTCATGATGCTCGCGCTCTGTGGGGCCGTGCCACCAACGTGTGCAAGGAAGTGATTGCTCAGTCGTTTGCTGACAGGCTCCCTGTGAGCGGCGTGAAGCACCAAGCGCACCGTACCGCCATGAACGCTCTACAGGCCGCTGGTGGGGATCCTAGGGGTGCTTACGCTATACAAGCCGAGCTGTCCACGTCACGTGTTGGGCGTGAGTTGATTTATGCGGTAGCGTCGGGGCCTTCGCTGTACAGTCCTGAGTATTTGAGTGAGATTGACTTGGCGGAGCGTGATGAAGCCTCTTCGATCACTCAGCAGGATGAGGATAACATTCGTGTGGCTATGTACGAATTGACGGAAAAGGAACGTCAAATTGTGCATTTGCGCATGTGGATGCGTTTGACCAATGCTCAGGTTGCTGAGGAATTGCGAATGAATGCAGAACATGTACGCAAAACTTTTGTAAAGGCAATCAATAAGCTGCGTGTGGTGTTGAAGCAATCGCTTAGCGAGCGCTACACCAAGGGCTGAATGCAGTATGTGGGTGAGGTTCAATGAACGCTCTGCACCCTCTCACAGTGCGTCAAGCCTCTTTTAGAAGCGCTCCCCGCTCGTAGAAGGTTGAAGCGCAAAAAGCCCCACATATCAGGTCCCCTTCCGCCTGATGTGTGGGGCTTTTGTCATGCCTTTAAGACTTGACACATTCGAATGTCACGCTTGAAGTCTCTGTGCACTTGTACGTGTCGTGTGGAGGGCGCGTAGCCAACACCACCACACCCCACGCAATGAAGAAAATTCCAGCCAGTAACAGTCCGATCCACAGGACAACTTCCCAAAGCTTCACTTCTTCTCCTTCGGATCACGCCTAAGCGCATGCTTACCCGCCTTAGGACCGAGCCGTGCGCGCAATGGGCTTTTCACTTTCTGTACCAGCCTCTTACCCATCACTATACCACACTTGGAGCACTTCTGCTCCATGTATGTATACACCCATACGCCCTTGACGATATCAAAAACCCTACCGCCCGCGGCCTTATCGTGCCTGTGCTTCCTTGGGTCCTTTACCATGTCCCTACCCTATCACTGCCGTGAGCGCCAGTCAATGACTTCGTTCAGGAAGTCGCGTAACGCCACCACATCTTCCGGAAGGAATGCCACGTCCTCACGATCCCCATCAATGAGGATACTGCCATCCTTGCAATTGTACACGGTCACAGAATCCCCGAAACGATCCGTGACAACCATAACATTCCCCGTGCGCTTGATCATCTAATCACCCTTCCTGAACGATCTTATTGGCCTGCTCATACTTCCACTCTTCGTAGTCCTCCACGAGCTCTTCCAACTGATCCCGAGCGTCTCGAACCTCTTCGTACGGTCCGAATTCTACCACGAACGCTGTGTTCAGTGCACCACACATCACAGCCCCCGCGATGAGGCCGAAGAACCCGCTACTGATCGTTACACCAAGCGTGATTGCTGCCGCGAACATGCTGACGGCCAAGAGGTAGAAGAGGTTTACGAGCGCTCTTTGTGCCTTGGCGCTCTTCAGGGCACGTTTCTTACGCCTGATTTCGTGCCTGAAGCCTTTCGATGTACTGGGCATTACTTCCCCTTGCCGAAGGCCGCTACGATGCGCTCAGCCTCACTCAGAGACATCTCACGCTCTTCTTGCTCCTGACGGCGTCGCACGATACGTTCCGTGTGAAACTCCTCCCCAAACTCCGAGTACCCGAAGCACGGCACTATGGCAAGCCCTGCAACGACCATGAGGGCCACCAGCGCTTCCGGAGCCACGAAGATGCCCAGGAACACAATCACTACCAGGAGCGCCACGTCAAGCGCAGCAACGCCAACCACGAGCGTGTAAAACTTGACACGGAGCGTCAACCACTCCGCTTCCTCACGTGCACTGTAGTAAGCACGATCATGCCTGGACATGGTATCAAGCCTCTTTTCTGTCTACGTGACGCTAGTGGTGACGGGAGTGACGGGTCGGTGACGCTTCAAACCTCTTACCCGTCACCTACTCTCACCAGGTATTATACCCTATATTTACTATAAAGTGACGGGAGTGACGGGTAATTATATAATTCCATGTATACGCGCCCGCGCAAAGGACTATACAAATAAAACCTGAAAGTGACGTCTAAACCGTCACCCGTCACCTTTTCAAGCCTCTAAAGCGCTAGGATGAAGCGCCAAACCTCTAAACTGACACAATACGCTACCGCGTAACTACTGCCAGTGATAAACCTCTGCCGCCAGGTCACTTCAAAGCCAAACCTCTCAAAACCTCTTGCGCGAAAGCCTTCTGAGTCTCGGAAGCGTCAGGGTCACGGAGGATGAGGTTCCACGGGCGCATGGCGTCATCGCGCTCCTGATTGCGCTTCTCACGTGCCGCAACATCGATCGCACGCTGCTTTTCAGCTTTACGTGCTTGCCTCAGAGCCTTGCGCTCTGCACCCGTGGCCCACCACTCCCACCCAAACACTACTGCCAACACAGGCCAAATCAACGCAAGCGCCGTGAACCCATACGTGGCACGCTCCCCATCCTCCTTGTAAATCTCGTTCCCAATGATACGGGCTGTGATGAGAGTTCCTACGGCGTAGACCGCGAGGATGATCAGGAAAGTGCTCATGTCCCCTCCCATGGGGTAGGGGGACCTGACACCTGAACCATATCAGGTGTCAGGTCCCGTTGTCAACGACTAGGCAGCGATGTTGTAGCCGTGACGGCGCATGTCGTTGTACGCCTCACTGACCTTGCGGATGGCAGTGCGCTGTGCACGAACCTTGCTGCGCACCTTGCTGCGCTTGCTCCCAATAGGCTTCAGGGGGTTCACGTTGTGTGCCCCTGCTGCGGGGTTCTTGCGCATGACGGCGGCGAGGATGGCGAGGCCGTAGGCGCTCTGTCGCCGGTCGGTGCGGGGGTCGAAGGGCTCACCCTCCACGTTGGGGGTTTCGTCGTCCTGCGGAGCGCTCAGGGGCTCGTTCATCGGGTCCGTGTCGGCCGCACGGAGCAGGGTCAGGCGCGCAGCCTCAACGCTCTTCGGCTTGCCCGTGTTCATGCTCTCCACCACGATCTCGCCCGTCACCTGGTCCATCAGACCGGCCACGACGTACTCGACCTTGCCCGAACCGATCTTGACCATGTCACCGATGTTGAACATGTTGCGCATCTCCTTTGTGTTTTGGCTCATGCCTCTAGTGTAGCACAAGCTCAAGCCTTTATGTAAGTGACCTGTGTCACTTCCCCCGTTACCGTGCCCCGTACCGTCTGATCACCGGTAGTCGCACGGGAACGAGGGGCTAGACACACCTCACGTGTGATTAGTCTCGGGGCGCCACGGTGGTGTAGCCCTCAGGGCGCCGAGTCCCCAGGGTGTACACGGTGCTCATGATCCCCTGAACATCGGTCACGTTCCAAGCGACCAAATCAAGCTCCACGTGTTCTGCACGTCCTCCACGCTTCATGGTCCCTTGCGCGCGTCGGTGGGAAGTCTTGGCACTCATTTGTCAGTTTCCTTTCAGGCGTTCGTTTTTGTCCTTGCACCGCTGACAGATAGGCACTGGCCCCAGGATGGGGTGTTCCTCAAGTGTAGCGGCTTCGTTCTCGCAAAGCAAGTACCATTCGCACATTCCGTGGCCCCTTTCGTTGCCCCGTCCTGCTGATAGAAGAATCATGTCATGAGAGCGCCAGGGATGCAAGCATTTTCCCAAACTATTTTCTTGACCTCTCAATCGCTCTGTGAGGCGTCGAAACCCTTCCCGGGTGTCCTTACCCTCGGGAGCCGTGAAAACGCCTCAGAGGCCGTAATACGGACCATCTAGAGGCATTCTCGTCCCACGTAGTCTCCATACGCGCACGCGCGCACATGAAAACGGCCCCTCCCACTGACTCAAGGTCAAGTGAAAGGGGCCGTTGGCCTATGTTAAGTTGTCACACGATGCGTCGCATGATGGCGACGTTGAACCTATTGCCACCGTCCGGGTCCCCACACCACTCACATGGGGACCACGAGAACCATCCATCACGTACGTGCTCATCCTCACCACACTCGCACTGCACGCCATCCTCAACCCACGTATCGCACTGAACGCCCGACCAGTCCCACCCATCGGCGATGAGAGACGCTGATGTGCGCGCACAGCCACGACGCCATGCATCACGCTCCTGATCCGTGAGCTGAGACGTGTCCCCGTTCTCCTGAGCGATTATGCACGTGATGCACGCTCGAACGTTCGCGATGTCATACACGGTGTTCGTCATCTCAAAGCCTCTCAGCCGCTCTGTGTTCCAACGCCACTACCGTACCACACTGTACGGGAGTCGCGCAAGCTCACCAGTTGCTGTGAAAGAGGTGCCCTTCGTGGTACGTGACATCCCCACCCAACACCAGGTCACGGCCCATGCTCTCGTAATCGATGTGCCACCGGACCATCTCGGGGATGTCCTGAGCGCACGTATCGTCCACCAAGTCCTCAGCGTACTGCTCCGGGGTCTGAAAACCAATGTATGCGTCCTCATACGCACTGATCGTGTCCTCAAGCTGCGAGGCGTCGTCCCACTCCATACCGAACGCGTCCACGAACGCCTCAAACCCACCACCGTCACGGTCGTTCAATTCCCATGCGCGGTCCCACTGGTCACGCCACGCCGTGAACTCTTCGCTCAACTCCCCCACCTGAACGCCCGTGTCGACGTCGTTCTCATCCCCCATGGTGGCCAGGAGGACGCTCACCTTGCGGGAGTAGGCCCGTCGGGTGAGAACGAGGATGTTGTCAAGGGTGAACGCCATGGCTCAAACCTCTTTCGTTTGTTTGTGTGCCTCAAGCATAAGACACTTGAGCGAAGTACGTCAAGCCTCTATGACGTGACGTACATCACTCAAACCTCTTACACCAAGCCTTTATCGTACCATATACAGATACATTACCGGGTGTAGTTACGCACGTGGTACATGCGCGCGCCCTCAATCTGCCGCACGGCCCACTCTTTCGCCTCATCGATCGTGAGGTTGGGCAGCGAGTGGTACGGGGCGCGGGAGACGTTCCAGTCCTGATCGACGTTGACCGCGCGGAGCTTCAAGGTCCACATGTACTCGTCGGCGTTTTTGTACGCCATGTGCAGCGATCCGCCGATCCACGCCCGCCCCGCGTGCCCCGCCCACGCCTCGCCCTCGGGGCTCATGCCCTCACTGCGTGCGAACGTATCAACCTCAAAGTACGTCGGGATGTCCATGCTCCGTGCCACCTTCCAGGTGACCTCTCCGGTGAGCTTCGTGTCCGTCATCTCTGTGTCCCTGTCTCTCGCTGTGACTCAAGCCTAGCACAGGGGCTCCGGGGTCCGCAACCCCTGTGCTCAAAGTTTCTCACATCCAAGTGAGGACGAACACCCCGCACTGAGACACGCGCGTGGTGACGGGGTCCTCATACAGCTCCGCGATCACATCACCCTGCCGCCGGTAGGACCACCGACCACGATCCGTGCTGTCCTCAAGCAACTCATGCATGAGATCACGTTCGATGATCTCGCCTGTAGCGTCGTTGTACCAAACCCAGCTCATTGTCATGCCACTGACCCTAGTGCCTGCACTGGCATGTGTCAACACCCTTTTTCGAGCGGCTCAAGCGACGCACCCAAGCGCTCACCCCAACCACGCCCCACACCAGCCACACCAGCGTGATGAGCCCTGAGACGGGCGTAGGGACGATGAACCACAGAACGAGGGTGAGGACACGCACCGCCCACTTAAGGCCGCGAGAGCGCAAGCTGAGGGCCAAAGCGAAGCCACTCGCGCTTGCCGCTTCACCCCAAGCGTTCCGCACAGGGCGTGCCTTGATCGTGCGCTCACCCTTCCCGCCGTTGTCGTCCACGATGCCAGGCAGCATGCGGTTGGCCTGCTGCTGGACACGTTCACGCGTGCTCCCAGGGATGGGAGCGCTTGGCCCAATGTCAAGTTGCCTCACAGGTGCGTGTTCCACACCTCTCACGTCCTCTCTAACAAGATCCATGGCGCGCTTGGTACTCGCACCCTCCCCGGCCACCTCAAGGGCGTACGGGGAGAGTGAGGCTGCCTAGCGTGCCAGTGTGCTCGCCATGCTACCCGTGAGCACACCAATCGTCAGGTACTTGTCGTCCGCGAACAACGACTCAACCCTCTCGCCGTGCTCCGCGTCCTGGCCGTCGAACCTGATCTGTACGGTGGCGCGCATGGTCACCTGTTCGGCGCTCAGATACCCGTGCTTCCACGGGAACTTCCCGAACCCGACGATCTCACCAAAGCTGATCGTACCGTCGCAGTTCTCGTATCGTGCCTGCATTGGCTGAACCCTCTCTGTCGTGTACCTGAAGCCTAGCACCTCAGTCCCTCCCCCGTCAAACCTGAATCTGACGGGGGAGAGACTCAAGCTCTAGTACAGGTCGGACCACTTGCTGCGGATCACGTCGGCCCAAGCGGGAGTCTGCGTGAAGGCGACGATCAGACGGTGAGCGTACCGCACATCGAACGCCTTGGCAAGCTCATCGAACGTCTCAAGCGTGCTGCTGGCGGGCCACACGTCCCGAACGACCGCGAACGGCAGCTCCTCCTCTCGCCCTGTCCGCGTCTCCCGAACCAGGATCATGCCGTGGTTGACGGAGATGATCTCTCCGAAGTACTTCCCGGTCCAACAGGTCCCGACCGTGGTGCTGCGGCTCATCGTGTGCTCCCTGTGTGGGTTGTCTCTCTGACCCCTCAAACACTACCCGTTCCCTTGGTGCCAGTCAAGCACCTGTGGCCTAGGTCACACGCGGCAGAGAGGCGCGTAGAGGCGCTCAGTCCCGTCGTTGGGGTCACCATACCAGCCCTGTGC